CTTGCCCAAATAAGTGTTAGGCTTGTTGCTAGAGTAAAGAAATATAACCACCAAAGGCTAATGCCAAAGATTAAACCGGGGATAATAATAGTAGCCTTGGCAAACCAAGAAAGAAATTCTACAGTATTGTAGTCAGTCCAATACTCTTTTTTAAACCACATGCTATAGCATTCTTTTATTTTATCAAATCCTATATGGCGATATACTGTACCGGATAGAACCAAGAATGCTAGACATGCTGATAATATTTGTACACTATTCATTTTACATTTTCCTTTGATATCCTGCTAAGTTTAGCATAATCGAATATTGTTCGTATGCTTTTTTTACTGCTTCGTTAGTAAACCGATAGTGTGCCTCTTCACGTTCTTTGTCCATAAGCATTTCAAACATATCTCTATTATGGTCACTGTTTCTAAAATTCATAAAACGGTTTTCCATTTCTATCAGAGTGTTCAATCTACTTTCTGGAATTTCAACGGTGTAGAGCTTTTCGGTCTGTAAATCCATGTGGTCTCGAATAACACTAGCATTTAAAGGTTCTGTGAAGAACTGCGGTCTTCGATATCTTGCAAACCGTTTCTGATCATTAACAATCTTAACTTCGTAGTTCTCACAGAACTTTTTTAATTTTTCAGTCACTTACGATCGCCAAATAACTGTAACAAGTTTAGGAACAAGTTGATAAAGTCCATGTACAGCGTCAATGCACCTGTTACTTCCACAGCCGGACTAGTGTCAACACTAACTGCTTCACGAATCTGCTGTGTGTCATAAGCTGTTAATCCCAAAAAGATAATAATTGCCAACGCACTAATAACCATCTGCATCACAGTTGACCCAATAAAGATATTAACAATACTGGCAATAACAATAGCAATTAGTCCTACAAACATAAACTTGCCAAGACTATCTAGACTACGTTTAGTAAAGTAGCCATATCCGCTCATTACTGCAAACAGAATTGCTGCACCCATAAATGCCGATACGATACTGCCCATAGTGAACACAGCAAAGATTGTAGCAAAGCTCAATCCCATCAATGCCGCAAAACCATGTAAGCATAACTGTGCTACACTTTTACTAGGATTGTTACCCAGTACATAACTGATACCAAAAATAGCCGCAAGTGGCGCAAAGATTACAATCCACTTTAGTACCCCTGTAAAAAAGAATTGTAGTAACTCCGGGCTAGTACCAACAAAGTAACTGACCAGCATTGATACAATAACTGCTAGACTCATGTGTCCATAGACACGTCCCATTGCTGAATTAATTTCGCTAGCACTACGAAAAGAAATAGTGCCATCACCACCTGTATAATTTACACCAAACATATCATTCTCCTTTAAATATTAGTTAAATTTTCTGCCATCGGAAAGATAGCAGCAATTGCTTTTGCGCAAGCAATAGCAACAATCTGATGTTCAAGTTGAGTTCCGTTGGCGCTACGTAATTCAATAAAGTGAATCCAACTACGTAGTGTGCCGTTCATATATAAGCGACTTACTGTATTGCCTTCTGGCAAAATAGCACGAGCTTGTTCTTTAGCAATCCCGTTGTCAATTGCCCATCTATAATTTTCTTTTACAAGGTCAATAACGGCCTGCTGTCTACGATCCCATTCTTTTGAAAGTTCAGTATCGTCTGTGGCTATACTGTTTTGTCTGTTTTTGGTATCTTGTAACCGTGCTTCTCTAAGTACGAATGACAAGTCTTGAGTAGGGTCAGCATATCGTTGGCTGAACTCTTGGAAGCTGAAACTTCTGTGTCTAAGGATCTGTCGGGCAATATCTCTTGTAGTTTCGATTTCAACACAAGCGGAGACCATTTCAAGTGGGCTCCAGTGGGCGTGTTTAACGAGATATCGAATGAGTTTCTCGGATGTTTCGTTATTAAATTGATTAGAGGGATTGGACACACGGGCGCAATACGCAATGAGTTCCTGCGCATCTGTAAGGCCCAAATTTCTAAATTTTTCTGTGGGCTGACTATAGGATAAAAGTTCAACATTCATATATTTACTTTCTAAAAAAGAGTTTTGTTGCAATAGTATACCTAGGATATGTTGCAACTCTAGATGGTGCTATTGCAGAATGGGGTATTCGAGAGTCAAAAAATATCACTCTCCCGGGTTTGACGGTAACTCCAGATTCTATTTCTGTGCCGTCATCGTCGTAAAATAATGTTTCACCGTGCCATGCTGGATCCCATGAATGATTAGCATATTGCAAAATAGTGTAATGATGTTCGTCTGTACTTGCCGAGTCTGTATGTACTTTGTCAACAGTTTCTAACGTAGCAAAATTAACATGCATTCGTTTAATTTCAAATGGAGAATGTTTTAGTTCGTCGATATTTTTTCTATATTGAGTAAGCAATAGTGAACAAAAACGATCGTGTTGGTCAAGTTCATAACTCCATTTTAAATCTGTAGGTATATCTTCACCATGGGCTACATCAATGTTATTTCTACGATAGTCGCCTTCAATGGCCAAGGTATGAACATCTTGACGTTGTTGTACTGTAAACATACCATCATATATGATAAGTTTTTTATCATTAATTTTAATTAGTTTTTTTGAAATCATAGATCTCTCCTATCTATCCTAATGTCAAAATTAACAGCACATCTAGGCCCAGTAGTAGGAATACCGCCACCGTGTTCTATTCTGCCATCAAAAATAATTAATCTTCCTCTTTTTGGCGAAACACGTTTTACAATCTCGCCGTTATGAAAAAATACAGTATCTCCGTCGCTGTCGTTCACATAATACAATACTACATAGTGATCAAATGGTAAATCAGTATGCGGAGCATAATGTTTTAGATTTGTATTGTACGGTACTAATACAAATATCCTTGCCAATATAATATCTTTTAGTGTACTATTAATTTCAGCACAGGCTATTTGCGGTATTAGCCCAAAGTTATCCATATGTGTGCTTAATGCTGTACTTGACTTTAAAACATGCACAAACGACAATGGCAGTTTGCCATTTTCTTCGCCTGTACTTTCGTATCGACATTTTAAATCAACAATAGCATGCATTGATTTTTCTTGATCCGTTCCGCGTCCCATGACTGCTAGCTCGTAGTAGTCAACGAGATGCGGAGGGATTATATCATCAAATACTTCGATAAACATTATTGTTTCGGTTCTTCAATAGGCTCATCAAAGCATAAACTTTCCATAGTCTTGTAATGTTCGTAGGCTTTTTTAAGTGCTTCAAACTTTTCAAGTTTCTTTGGATCGGGTACTAGAATAGCAAGGCGCTGTTCCATTTTCTTCATAAACTCTTTTAGGCTCTGACCATCAATTTTAAGATCAGTGCCAGCTGCCATCTCAATACCATTGGTATTGATTTGAACAGTACTTGGGCTATTAGAAAAACTATAACTGTTTCCAGCGCCACTAATAGTATAATTAGTACCGGTATTCCAATTTACTGAATTGTTAGCAGACAGCGATCCGATTTGGCTTGTAGTTAAGGCACCAATTTGAGCGGTAGTAACCCCACTAACTGTTGTACCCTGACCGCCATATCCATAGTAGCCAGAACTAGTTGGTAACGTGATAGTACTGATACCACTTAGATCAATGCTATCTATAGGACTGGAGATAGTAATAGTATCGTTGCCTGCATAATAGCTTGAAGACAGATCCGGATCAACACTAGCACTTCCGAGATCTATAACAAACTCATCCTCGGAAAGAGGGCCAAGCTCATCAAGTTGATCACGGATTGACATATTAGGCCTTAGCTTCTTTACGAGCGTTCTTTTCTGCTGTAATTTCATTACGTCGAGCTTTAACGCCTTTAGCAACATCTTGCAGCGCCTTACGAGCACGAGTACCAGCTGCACCATTGCCTGCTGTGAATTTTGCGTCTTCAGCTAAGAATGCTTCGAAGTCTGTTTTTAATTGTTCTACGGTATTTGACATTTTTGTTTCCTTGATAAAAGTTAAAATACTTATTCTTATTACATGGTGTGGCTGGTAGGTTTCGAACCTACAAAGGCTGCGAACTACGTTCATCGCCCCATCCCCATTCTATACTATGAGTATAGCGGGAGGTCTGCCTATTCCACTCACAGCCACAACTATATTATATAACCTTAAATGCACTAATGCAAGATCTTCTTGAGTAAATAACTTCATATTATGCACGAAGACTTTCAAAAGATACCATTCCAGAATATTGTTCGTTTTGGACAACGAACAATGTTGAGTCGGCCTTTGTTTTCCACAAGTTGGATATTAGGCCGGTTCTGCAATTATTCCTGTTCATACTGTTGGCCATATGCACGTAGTGACAAATTGGATCATCAATCATTAGATGTGTACAAGCATACAGTAGATCAAATTAAAAGTCAAGCCCGAGCAAATGGATTTAATCAATTCCATTGGAGCTTCAGCGGCGGCGAACCCACTACTTATAAACAGTTGCCTGACTTAGTAAAACATTTAGACGAACTAGAAAGTAGCTACCAAAGCATCCATATGACTACTAACCTAAGTCCGGGGAGTAAGTGGTGGAACACTTGGTGCCGTAATACTGAGATGCTACAACGTCGTAGCATTACAGCTAGTTTTCACGATGAGTTTGCCAAGGAGCAAGAATTTGGCGACAAGTGTTTACAGTTAATGTACGAACTTGTTCATGTTACAGTTAATCAAGTAATGGTTCCAGAAAAGTTCTATGATTTGTACGATCGAATGGAAAGACTACACAAGCGTGGTATTAATGTAACACTTAAACCCATGAGCGATCCAACAGCTAGTGGAATTGTCGAGGGGTATACTGAAGATATGATACACAAGATGCAAACAGGATTTCCTCAACGTGCCTTTGGCGAAGAGGTTTATCAAATTGCTCTATATGATTCGGCTAATAAAGAATACCTATTTGACCAAGCAGAGCGATTTAATGCGTTTGGATTTAATAAATTTAAAGACTGGACTTGCAATTCTGGATATCAAAGTGTTATAATAAGAGGTAACGAAGTGAAACGCAGTTACAGTTGTCACGACCAGCCGTTAGGAACATTGGACCATTTTGATTTATTTAAGGAACCCCAACGCTGTATTACACCTAGTTGTGTTAGTAGTGCAGACAGCAAAATACCTAAATGCAAATAAACACTGAACATTTACATCATTGGATGCAGGCTATCCGACAAAGTCCAGATCCTATGCGGACTATGGATGCTTTTTGGTCTGGACAACTTAAAAGCAAAGAATGGCTGATTACTAACTTACGTAAACACGTGAAGAAATTTGTTAGTATCGATATTCACGGCGGCTGGGTAGGAGTATTAGCTAGTATGTTGTTCCAGAGTGATGTACCAGTTCTTAATATTCGTAGTGTTGATATTGATCCTACGTGCGAACCTATTGCTATCAATATGAATAAGATTGAAGAGATGATTGGTAAGTTCCGTGCTGTTACTGCAGATATGTGCGAACTTCGTAGTGATGCTGATGTTATCATTAACACTAGTTGTGAACACATAACGCAAGACCAATACGACTTATGGTTAAGTGGAATGCCTGCTAATAGTTTATTAGTGTTACAAAGTAATAATTATGATATACCCGAGCACGTTCGCACTGCGGCCTCGTTAGAAGAATTTAAAACTCAATGCGGTATCAATGTTATATGGGCTGGAGAGTTAGAACTTCCGCTGTATACTAGATGGATGATTATTGGTAATCAATAATGTTTAAATTTAATCACTTAAAATCTATACATATAGAGCTAACTAGTAATTGTCAAGCACGGTGCCCAATGTGTGCTAGAAACAATCACGGCGGACTTCCTAATCCATTATTAAAAATACAACAATGGTCTATGGAAGATTTTAAGTCTATCATCACGCAAGAAATACTAGATACTATTGATAAGATTTACTTCTGCGGTAACTTTGGCGATCCTATGTTGCACGACAATTTAATAGAGATATGTCAACACATCAAAGACAACAAGCCGTCATTGACTGTAAGTGTACATACCAACGGCGGTGCAAGAAAACCTGAGTGGTGGCAATCATTAGCAAAAGCATTGCCTAAAAATCATTGTGTGCATTTTGCACTAGACGGACTTGAAGACACACATCATTTGTATCGTATAGGAACCAAATACGAAACAGTTATTAAAAATGCATCGGCATTTATTGCAGCAGGCGGCAGAGCAGAATGGACATTTATTAAATTTAAACATAATGAACACCAAGCAGAAGAATGCCGTCAACGTGCTACTGAGCTAGGATTTGAAAAGTTTGTGCTAAAAAATAGTTCTAGATTTTTAGTAGAGCCCAAGTACGATGTATTGGATACTCAGGGAAAGTTAACTCACTTGCTCGAACCGCCTAGCGAAACAACTGTAAAATTTCTTCCAAAAGAAGTTATCAATTCATATAAGGCTGTAGTTGCAGAAGCAGAAATTTCTTGCTTTGTTCAAGAAATAAAAGAAATTTATATTGACGCTTATAAAACTGTGATGCCCTGTTGCTGGATAAGCTCTATTCCTTATACGCATTATGATCCTAACCATATCAACAGCGATGTTAGCGGAGCAATTAAATCACAATACGATAAACTTATTAGTGACTTTGGCGGTGCTGATAAATTAGATGCTTCTAAAGGAATCAAGAATATTATTGATTCAGATGAATGGCAATCAATGTGGGATAAAAAATGGAACGACGAGAAATTAATTACCTGTGCAAGGGTGTGTGGAAAATTTAAATCTATTGAGATTTCTCAACCCAATGATCAATTTATAGATACTTCGATCCTCTGATATCTGTTCCGCACGTACATTCTAACAAGGTACATTTTACAGGAACGTTCAGTTCGTTAGGATCAATGTCTAAGTAATGATCAAACCGTTTTATTCCACAGTTGGCCCATATTGCTGAGCCATCGTCAAAAATACAAATAGACTCACGCCCAACACTACATTGCCAGCCAAAAAAACTATTTTGCTTCTTTCTTATTAATTCAAATGCATCTAGTTCTTTTAAACTAAGGTCTTCGTATGTACCGGTCGAACTTGTGTCATCTAGCCACATATGCGTTTTTCTTAATTCTGCTTCTCGTTCGGCAGTAAACAACCATTTAGATTCTGATGTTGATAAAAATGTTAGTTGTTCGTCTGTATATTGAGCTTCGAATTTTGCACCTGCCCAATTGTCCATAACTCTAATAGGAGTTACTTTCAAGTCCTTCATTTGTTTTAATTGATCAAGCCAGTCGATGGCAACATCCCAATAGTCGGGATCCATCATTACATATACTACTAAAAAAGAATGTTGTGATAATAATTTTAATTTTTTTAAATCTAAAGTATGCTGACTAGGATGCAGGGTGATGCACCAATTATCAACTAAGTGTTTTACACTATCGTAGAATCGGTAAGTACGGACACTATTGCTATCAACAGATACATTAAAATTTACATCTCTAGCAATCTGTATAACATCTTTAAATTGCGGATGTGTTGTACACTCTCCTCCGGTGATTTGTATTGCACCGTCCCTATCTTTAAATTTTAATAAAAATGTTTTTAATTCATCAAGATTTAAATTGCGGTGCTGACCGGCGTTCAGGGTGTCTGGACAATATCTACAGGAATACGTACAGCTTCTAGTCATAATAAAGTTAATGCGTAACGCATTAGAATTCTTTATTTGTATCTTAATCAGTTTTGGCATTTAATAATCCTTCTATTAAACTGCTTGAATTGTTACACTTACCGCAGATAGCCGAACATATTGCATTTCGTCCTTGATTCATTGTTAGATTCCAAGATGCTTTTATTCTATTAAATGTAGGAGATTTTATAATATCCTCAATGGTATTTTTATATAAACTGATCTCATCTTTATCTAATTGATCTTTAGCGTCCTTTACCCACGTATATTCAGCAGGCAACAAATTATCGTCTACTAATAGTATACTTGCAGTATGGCAACAAGGAAATACTAATCCGTCCGCACTAATATACACATTACTTTGTTCTATCGCTTGACAATTTATTTTAACAGAATTTAAATATTTTTCAGTTTGGGGCATTTGAGAAAAATTTAACGGAGTCCCTTGATGGATGAATCGAGGGTCAGTAGCCATTTCAACTTGATTTATCTCATGTTGTGGTTGTCCTAATAATGTTCTGTGGGATATTTTTATTTTAAAATTCTTAAAACCCAATTGCTTAGACAGTGCTTCTGCTTCTTCTACTTGATGTTGGTTATGTTTAAATGGTATAAACTGCCAAGTACTAACAGAGCCCGAACGAATAAATTCTTTAATGTTACAAATAGCTTGTTCCCACTTTACATCTACTCTATAAATGTGGTTTGTATCTTCTAATCCGTCTAAGGCAAAAATAACATTTCCGTTCTGTCCTATTATTTTTCCTAGCTCGTACCACCAACTAGGTTTTTGTACGCTTCCATTAGTATATACTTCTACAAAGATTTTAGGATTGTGACTTCTAAACCATTTGATAATGTCCAGTAGATGTTTGTTCATTGCAGGCTCTCCGATATTTCCGCTGAATGATACCATATCTGCATGTGTAACTACATCCTTAGAAAAATAAATTTCAAAGAAATCTTTTGACAAATTTACTTGTTTGAAAAAACTATAATCCCCTCCACGACTTTCTCGCATACAATGAGGGCACTTTGCATTACAATAAGATGTGGGTTCTACATCTATTACTTTTATTTTGTTTTTATAAAAATTCATTGCGGTGTTAACGAAACGTTAAATCCTTTATCTTCTAATTCTTTAATATAAGGTGCTAGTACTGTTGTATCGCAATTTATAAGAACTTCTCGCTCGCTCACTTTTTCAAATCCAGTTATTATTTTATTCTTAATTGCACGATTAAAAAACGACATAAGGGTTATATATATTTCTTGTTTCCAATCATAGTCGCCGCCTTCTACTTTTAATAAGTATCCGGGCAATATAAATTTTGGTAATGCTATACGAACATTAAGATGTATTCTAGGCCTTGCTCCAAAGTTCCCCGCAATATGCGTTTTACTAGTATCCATTAACCAAAGTTCACCGTCGGCTGGCATATGATACATTTTCTCAGAATCAAAATCTATTAAGAATGAATGTTTATTTGTAGTAATGGCAAGATGTATTCTATCATCGGGATCTGAGTGTGCTGTATAACTTTCGCCGCAGTCTAACTTTAGTAATCGTGCTTCTCCGGGATTGTCCAACAGTTCCAACACATTTCCTAATGGAGTTCCGATAAATTCTGCTTTAGTCTTGTACGGGCCATTAAGTATATTCCCATCGGTGTGATTTATAGCTAAACTTTTGTCGAAGTCTAACGCATTAACTTGCCTCACAACTGGATCAATATCTATTTTTATGCCCATCTTTTCTATCATAAATATATTTATCGCTATTAACTGCGCACATAAATATTCCTATGCGCCAATTAAAAATAGCTACCAAATATTCTTCGGATTGGTTAGAGACTGAGAGACCAAGTCCGCTATCCGATAATAGGATTGAATCCGTTATACAAGATGTGTTATCTGGAAAATTGGATAAGGATATATCTGATACTGTTTATACTAACTTTAAACAAGAAGCAACTAATTGGTTATTCAGCAGTAAACTAAATCAACTTACAGGGTTTGATAAATTTGACCGTGTAGATGTTATAAATGGTTGTACTCAATTTATCGATAACTTGTATATGCAAGGTCCGGTACAAGTGTTGCGTGGCGATTATAGGTACCACGAAAGATTAGGGTTAGCGTATGTTAAGGATGTGGGCTCGCTAATTCCAGATATTCCATTAATTATAGCAATGCCGTTTCCTAGCATTGGTGCTCCACATCAAGACATGGAGGAGATTTTACATGAATGTAAAATTAAAAACATTGCCGTACATATTGACGGTGCTTGGATTAGTTGTTGCCGTGACATCACTTTTGACTTTAACCATGTGGCTATTAGATCCGTTGGCATCAGTCTTAGCAAAGGTCTTGGTCTCGGGTGGAATAGGATAGGACTTCGTTGGACTAAAGATACAGCCGCAGATGCTGTTACCATAATGAATGATTTTAATATGAACATGCGAGCGCCTGTAATGATCGGGTTGCACTTTATAAGAAATTTCGAACCGGATTATTTGTGGAATACACACAGGGAACAATACTATAAAGTATGTGCAGATTTTACACTAACTCCTACCAACTCGATCTATCTAGCACTGAGAGAAGGTCGACCTGTTGGTGTAAGTCCTTTAATACGATACCTAGAAAATGAATCAAGTTAATATTCCGTTTAACAAGGCTTGGAAAAATATTGTTATTAGTGTAAGTGGTGGTGCTGATAGTGCATTACTTGCCTATATGGTATGCGAGCTTGCTAAAGAACACGCTATCACTATACATATCATTAATCATGTACGTATGTGGAAGACACGACCATGGCAACAGCATGATGCAGATTGTGTCTACAATTGGTTATTTCAAAGATTCTATCATACGACCTTTGTTAGACATAAAAATTTTATTGCTCCGGAACTTGAATACGATAATATAGGTCCTTCTTTAACAGACGAGTACGGTAAGAATGTAAGTGGTGATAATATACAACAACGTGCTTATGCAGAATTTATCTGCAATAACGTGAGTGCTGATGCTTATTTTAATGCAGTGACTTGCAATCCGAGATTGGTAGAGTTTAGCGGAATGAGCGAACGTGATATAGAGCGTACAGATAGCAATAAACATTTAGAATACATGATTCATATGGGTAAAGTAGTAAGTCATCCTTTCCGCTTTGTAGATAAGGCTTGGGTGCTGTCACAATACAGGCAACTAAACATTATGGATTTATTCGATCTAACAAGAAGTTGTGAAGGTGAATTTAAAAATATAAACTATGAAACATACACTCCTGGACAATATGTTCCAGTGTGTGGTAATTGTTTTTGGTGTAAAGAGCGAGAGTGGGCAATTAATGAATCAAAGTAAAACATTTTGTATGCATCCGTTTACGGGACTAGCTACTAGAGAAGATGGTGCTATACAAGTTTGCTGTCGAAGTCATCCGATCAGCTTTATTCAACACGAAACTTTAGAACAAGCATGGAATAACGAAAACATGCAAAGGATTCGTAGGCAGGTATTACGAGGAGAGCGTCCTAAAGAATGTGAGCCTTGTTTTAGTTTAGAAGATCAAGGGGTAGAAAGTTTACGTCAACGTCATATTGCAGGAGTTATACCCGAAGCACGTATTAACTTGTATCCAGATGCCGTAAGTAAAATGGATCATGATTTTACAATGCCGTTTGAGATTCCCACCATGGAATTAAAATTAAACAATCTATGCAACTTAAAATGTCGTATGTGTCATCCTGGGGATAGTACCAGCTGGAATGATTGGAGCGAAGTTAAAGATTTCTATAAAGGTACAGGCAAAGTTATTTTTGATCTTGTAGAAGAACACAATCTCGAACGTAAACCGTTATTAGATAAGTTTGAAGATAACCCTAACTGGTGGGCCAGCTTAGAAAAGAACTTGCCCTATTTCCAACGTGTAGAGTTTGCTGGTGGTGAACCATTAATGGACCCACAACACTATCGTATATTAGATATGCTGAAACCGTATGGCGATAAGATAGAAATTAAGTATGCAACTAACTTAACAATGTTAGGCAAAGGCAATCGTAACATATACGAATACTGGCCCCATTTTAAGAGCGTTGCATTAAATGTGAGTATTGACGGTATGAAGGATTCGTATGAATACATTCGAGGTAATGCCGAGTGGGACATATTAATTAAGAATATTAAAGAGGTTCAGCCGATTACTAATATTAATAGAATAGTAGGCGCGGTTGCTGTTCAAGTGTCCAATGTGTTAATATTAGACAAAATGATTGAGTATTTCTTAGATGATTTGGAAATTGTATTCTATACTAATATGGTTAAGTACCCCGATTGTCTAAGCGTACAAGTATTGCCACAACCTTTAAAGAATTTAGCCAGTGCTAGGTTGCAAATTGTGTCTGAAAAATTACACAATTTTAAAATGATTAAGAAACATCCTATGTTATATGATTTAACTATGGGCCAAATTAATGGTGTTTTAAACTTCTTAAAAGCAAAAGACGAAAGTCATTTATGGCCTGATACTATTAATTTCAATATGAAATTAGATATTACCAGAAATCAGAGCTTTTTAGATGTGACACCGGAATTCAAAAATTACGTATGAAAGAAATTTTCCAAAATGCAGAAGGTTACAATTCGCTAGAGATAGTTATTAATTGTCGTGCAGGTGACATTAAACTCAACTATCAACTTAATGATAATCCTGTACAACATATATGGCAGCAGATACATTTAGGAACTACTGAATATACAACTGGCATCCCTATGAATGCACCGACTGCTAGTGTATTAAAATTAGCAAATGATATTTGCAGCTCGATTAACATTGAAAAGATTCCGGATAACTTCTCTAAAGATGATTTAAATAAAATACACAGCTTAATGGTAACATTGGCTGTTGACTCTAGCGACAACAGATTGTCTGTATTAAATAAGTTGATACATGTTTTAGAAAACAAGATAAACAGCAAATATTCTGAATACAATGCCAACATAGTATTCTACTCTAAAAATAATGAACAGTATATACCCATACAAGAAGAATATAAAATATGGTTAGAATCAAATAGCAAATGGGGTGATTTAATTTTAGGGTATGGAACTTTAGGTAAAGATTGGTTAGACTTATCGATAGACGATGACGATTATAAAGAGTTAGACATACAAAATACTATTAGTTCAGAGACGTTACTGTACTTTAGACCTGAATATAATTTTCCAAAAGCTAGTGAAATTTTCTTTTACCGATGGGCCAAACAATCTAAATTTCATGTTCCGTTACATGACTTAAACAAAATGTCATTGGGAAGATATGTTCTAGGTAAATTGATAATTGATCAAACGCTTACGGATTACCACAGTAATATCGGTGATTGGTATATACCAAATCATATATGTAAGTTAATGTGGAATAAAGATATTATCGGTAGTGAAGTTACTATTAAAAACCTAAGATTTTATAATGGTAATAAATATCACGAAATGTCAATCGACCATGCTCAAATAAGGTCTATACTATGATGTATAAGATAACAAGTTCTTGGCCTCACCAGGATCAAATTAAGATTGAATGGAATCTTGGCAAGCGTTGTAACTACGACTGTAGTTATTGTCCTAGTAGCATACATGATAGTTATAGCCCGCATACAAATATTAATTTACTAGAAGCAACTGTTGATAAACTGTGCGAAATAGGAAAGCCATTACGGATTAGTCTGACCGGCGGCGAGCCGTGTGTGCATCCAGACATTGAAAATTTACTTGAATATTTTAAACGAAAAGATATATTCTGGATTAACTTAACTACTAACGGCACCCGAGGGTATCGTTGGTATCTAGACCACGAAATGTTTTTTAATCATCTTGTGTTTAGTCTACACTTTGAACAAGACTGGACTCGAATTTTTGATACTATTTTAAAATTTTACGACAGCACTGAGAGAGATTTCTTTGTTAATGTAATGGCTCATCACAAGTACATGCATAACGTGAAAGTTGTTGTTAAAAAGTTTGACGAATTAGGAATCAAATATGCCATTCGTAGAATAAGATGGACCGAAGGCGATCACAATGTGTTTGATGATTTAAAATACGACGGCGAAGATCTTCAATGGATTCTAGATCACGATGCAACTGTTAAGCCAAACTGCCGTATTGATGATAGTAAAGTTATGCATAGTAACGATGTAATCAAACTTCATAAGAATCAATTCAAGGGATGGCATTGTAGTGCTGGACTTGAAAGTCTAATGATTAACTGGGACGGTGATGTACATCGTGCTACTTGCCGAGTAGGAGGTAGTTTAGGTAATATCTATAACGGCACGTTTGCTATTCCTAACGAACCTATTGTATGTACTCGAGATTTCTGTACATGCTCTGCAGACATACCAATAACTAAAGAGAAAATAGTATGAACAAATATTTCTATCCACACTTACCCCCCTCGTGGGTAGCTGCACCACCTATGAAGAAAGTCGCAGGTTCCAGTTTTAAATGGGGTAGCGAGTTATGGCCTAAAAGTCCTGATAGCCCTAAAAATGCTAGATTTGAAGATGATAATATCGTCTACGAAATTAACAGCATGGGTTATAGAGAGAAAGAATTAGAAGAGTCGTATCACCAATACGATGAATTATTTTTAGGATTTGGTAATAGCTCAACTGCCGGCACCGGTGTATTAGATGATGATATATTCCTTAGGGTAATCGAAAAAACCTTACCTAATGTTAGAGTGCTAAACTTAGCTATAGCAAAAGCGGCACCTGATACAGTAGCACGAATGGTTGCATGTACTGTACCTTATTTCTTACCTAGGTGTAAAAAACTTAATGTAATAATAATGTGGCCCCAAGATGTTAGGAGAGAAGTATTTTTAAATGACTTCCATGAGTCGGTTACTGCATTTTCAGACGAACCGTATGATGGATATTTCATGGGCATTGATGGTACATCTTGTAAGTATAACAGAGATAAAAATACCCATATGGTGGAACTGGTATGCAAATTACATAACGTTAATTTATATACAGTTCCTTACCAATTATACAATACCTCGATTGACGAAAAGATAGTAGGAAATGACACTGCGAGAGACGGTGCTAGCCCTAGTCCTAAGTGGCATTTAAAGTTCGCTGACAGTATTATTAGTCAAATAAATGGGCAAGCTCAGGAAAAATCTGCCTAGCATCGGTAGCCCTAACAGCATCTAACTTGTTAATGTAATCTTTGAAATCAGGTAAAAGGTGGGTGTGATCTTCAGCTTCGACGAAGGTTAGTATAGCTTCCCATCTTTTCCATCCATACGGATTAGTATTCCAGAAATCATCACTTTGGGTATAGTTGTCCCATAGCCATTGTTTAAACTCTGCAAACTGTTGTCTAATTTCTTCTTTATCTTTCTTTGGAAGAATACGAGCACTTAAAAATGTAGGAATATATAATAGATGTAGGTTAATTATTCCACCGCCTGTTTCAAAATCATCTAATTTAAACTTATTAATCTTTTTAAAATTCTGACTTAATTTCCACTTAGCAAAATCAACTATATGTTTTATGTTGAGAACTTGCACTGCACACGCAACAGCGCAATGTATATGCTCAGGAGCGTCGTCCATCAATCTTAAACTTTGCTCAATTTCTTGCCAATCGGCAGGGTATCTGATATAGTGATTTCTTTCAAAGGTTGCATCTATACTAAATGCATATCGAACTTGTTTAAAGTTTTTCCAAACGTTAATGATATCATCATTAACGAACAATCCATTGCTATTATATCTTAAACTTATATTTTTAGCATAACCTCTTTTAATGATTTCGTCTAAGAATCTACGATGTTCTTTAATCATTAATGGTTCTCCGCCTGCAAAATACAACTGTGTTATATGCGGAATCTGCTCAAAAACTTCATCCCAGAATTCTGGTTTCTCGTACCATTTGTTATTAAATGTGGTCTTGTCAAAATCAATTTGAAACTTAACAACCTTACTTTCTAAAGTTTCCATCATTTTATCATAGTCCTGCAACCATCTACTACTGTCGTGGGGACTACACATTACACATTTTAAATTACAAGTATGTCCTAATCGCAAGTCCATATATCTTATAATTGGAGGGATAGTACCGTCTTCTTTAGTACTGCTTATTAATTCGTTGAAATCTAAACCTTCTTTGTTCCATTCATACAATTCCCACAGACGTTTACTAACAACTCCGTTACTTTCTTCTTCAAAGCATTTAGTACAGCTTGCAGGTATCTTCCCCTCTAGCATCGTGGTGCGAACGCTTTTCATGTAATCGTTATTGAATGCACTTAACAGTGAATCTTTACCAAAGTTAGCAGGAGTGCCATTTTCCTTTTTTACTAATCCGACTTTATGATCCCCGGTGCTTGCGCCCGATGCATTTGTAACACAACACAATCTAACATCACCGTTGGGCCTAGTAGCCAAATGTATCCATGGTAATGCACAAAAAGTTGGAGTACCAGTTCGTTCAGTTATGTCTTTAATGTACGCTACAATACGTTCTTTCATATCTCTTCCCTTGTACAGTAATTAGCCTATAAATAGTGAGCGAGGCTAATATATGAATATAGATAGTTGGAATCTATACTACAAACAACACGAAACTGAAAACCGATTGACATCTACTCAAATGTGCTACGAACCCCGAATCAATTCGGAAGGTACAATTTTCTGTATGAACTTTTGTTTTCCATCTAATTACCAATCTTCACAACCTAGATATTCGTACACTTCGGAATTAGTTGACTTTATGTTTAATCGAGAAGTTAAGTACTTGCAAATATTTAAAGACTATAAATGGGCGCCGGAGATTTTAGATATTACGGATAATAAAATTTTTATTAAATGGTACGGAAAAACTTGTAACGATTTACTCTATAAAGAAAACAATCTGCCAAATACATGGAAGCGGGATATAGAAGAAATTATTTTAGATCAGAACAATGCAGGATACTATAAACCTTCGGTGTACCCACACAGTCATTACTACGATAATTATGGTAATATGAGAGCAATTGATTTTTACACATGTGTTGAAAAAACAAACACACACTTGAACTATAATGACATCAAGGGAATAGTAGGGACAGACACTACTCGATTTTCAGATGCTACTAACAATGAACTAGTTGATGTTTCTCTAATATTTAAATCAGGATTATTAGAATATAGTAAATGGCCAGAAAATTTAACAGATGTATACAAACAGATTTTTTCACATGAACAATAAAAAGAAAATATGGTTCTTCAGATGGGACATACAGCAACACATCTATCTTTTCTTGCCGCTTGTATGGTTTGAATTTAAAAGATATTATGAACTAAATGGACGTAATCCAGATAATTGGGAATGGATAGAGCCCGTTGTGGATTATTCAAGTATGACGTTTGACGATATCGTTGAGGAAGCTATAGATTCTGATGCAGATGTTTATATGTTTAGTAGCTATATGTGGAGTTGGGACATTGTTAAAATTATGGCGCTTGCTATTCGAGAAGCTAAACCTAATGCAATAATAGTACTAGGTGGTCCTAATCAACGAACAACATACACTGAACCAATGTTTTGGTTTAAAGATCATCCTTACTTTGATGCAACCTGTCATCCGTTAGAATACGGTGAATATTTTATTACAGACATGCTAGATAACATTGCAGAAAAAGATGATCCGGATTGGTCTACAGTGAGAAACAGCTACCACAGGAATGGCCGCGGTCCGTACGGAGATAAGAAACAGTTTTTCTATCCAACTGGCATGCTTTCTAGTAATATGGATCTTTGTAAGGAATATTCAAAATACGCAGAAGAGAACAAAAGAATTTTAGTGACCCTTTATGAAACTAATCGGGGATGTCCGTATAGCTGCACTTATTGTGAGTGGGGCGGTGGGACAGGCACTAAAGTACGAGCTAAGGCTATGGAAGATATTAAAGATGATTTTTCATATTTTAGGGACTTAAATGTAGGTTCTATTTTTATTACAGATGCCAACTTTGGTATTCTTCCTAGAGATGTTGAAATATCTCATATGATAGCTGACATGAAAGATCATATTAAGTTTGTAGGAATAATGGGCCTAGCTAAAACTAGTGCAGAAAAGAAAAAAGCAGTGCTAGAGCCAATGTTTGAGGCTGGAGTAATGCAATTTTATCAAGTTAGTTTACAAAGTATTGATCCTGAAGTATTGAAGAATGTTGAACGTACTGATATCCCCGCAGAAGAAAATATTAAACTAGCAAAATATTTTATTGAAAAATACGATGCCGAAACTCTTATAGAATTAATCATTGGACTACCCGGTTCGACTATTCCAGTTTTTTATGAAGAAATGGAAGTAGAGGATGCAGTGTTTAATAAAATTAAACCAGTATCTCATCATGTGCCGTTATACGTATTGCCAGATGCACCGGTTGCTGATCCTAAGTATATTGAAAAGCATAAGATGAAATTAGCCGGTATCAATATGGAAACAATTGACTTAATTAAAAAATATAGTGATTCCAAATACGTAATTAATTTTAAAACAAAGTTTTCAAAAAAAGAATATCCAATGTATATTCCAATATCAACAAGTTCGTATACTACTGACGATTGGAAAGAAATGTTCTTAATGAATGATATGAAAATACCATTGATTAATAATCAATTAATGAAACCTCTAGTTGATTTTTTACATTATCATAGAAGCATGCTACCTAGATATTCTTACAAAAAAATCTATAATGCAATGGTAAGGTCTGAGAAGTTTTACGGAAAAATTAACGAATATTTAGAAGGCATTATTAATCAAACACGAGATGATGATCCCTGGAGAGAACTCAGGGTAGGCCCAGTCAAGGGAGATTTTTCTATTCTCCAGGGAATCATATGGTTATGGGTTAATGCAAGAACTGAACTTTTTGTAAATCTGAGATCTGAATTTAGTGATGTAATGGATTATGAGATTAACGACCTGTTTACATATTTAGAAAATAGTACGTTTAGAGCTGACGGCGAAACAGATGTTAGTTGGACTAGCAAGTATCGCTGGGATTTATACGAAGAACGAAATGTAAAAGCAGAAGCTCCTATTGAAGAATCGATTGCTCTTAAGACAATAAGTGAGAAAGTTTCCCAGTGGCATGATTACATGAAGCTTGTACGTAATATGCACACCGTGAGAGTTTTTGACGGATCTAAGATACAAAATAAAATATTCGATCTTAATAAAATTAGAGGATCAGAGTGATGATAAATTGGAATACTGTTGTTGATGCATTAATTTCGCAACCAGGCGAAGTTAGAACCATCGGCGAAAATTTCTATGAAAATGTTGATGGCAGATTTAATGAGATTATACATCTATGGAACAATGCTGGATATACTGCTCAAAAGGTTGAATGGATAAATTACTATCCCGAAAAACATTTTAGTAATGATATAGTTGAAAAATTTGCAAAAGCGCATAATCTAACTACTGCTCGTGCTTGGATTAGTAAAGTCCGTCCGGGAAAGTCTGCACCATGGCATCAAGACATAGACGATAATTTAGAAAAATATGAAACTCTAGGAAAATTAAAAAGATACACATGTCAAATTAGCAAGCCGGCACACGGGCAGGTGTTTCTAATAGAAAAAGAATCGTATTACATGCTGCTGCAGGGAACGACAGTTCTATGGAATGACCATATGGCTTGGCATGGCGCATCAAATTGTGGATTTACGGATCATTACCTTTTCCATTTTATAGGATATTAATGTCTACTTTTGATGTTATAATGCTTACAGATACTGCTACCTTCCCTCATTGGTCAAGGGGATATGGTGCTCACCGAATCGCTGATCATTTAAGACAGCACGGGTTCAGTGTACTTGTATTAGATTTTTCATCAGCACTAACATTTGATGTATGGCAGCAGATATGCAACTTAGCTATAGGTGATAATACACAAATGGTTGGATTTTCTTCTACTTGGTGGCCCTACAGAACTCCGTTTGAGAAAAATAAAAATCCTGAATTTAGAATATCTAATATTGATTGGTTAGCAGAAATAGGTAGCAGCCCTAATATACTCAAAGACACACTTACTTTTAGTGCAATTCAAGGTGATTGCCAACCGTGGATTGATGTTGTTAAAGTTAAAAATAAAAAAATAAAAATAGTGCTAGGCGGTCCTAAATTAGATTGGTATTTAGATTTTCCTGCTGATTATTTTATTAATGGATTGGGAGAGAATCAAATTATTGATTTACTAACTCAACCCAAACGCATCTGGCCTCCTGTACTACAGCATGATATAAATTCTAATCTTAGAGAATGGGGTTGGAGAGAAAGCTGTACTAGATATACAAAATATGATCAAATAAAATCAGATGAAATTTTAAATTTAGAAATAGCCAGAGGCTGTAAGTTTAAATGCAACTTTTGTTCGTTTCCTTTAATAGGCCAAAAAGACGTTGCTGGTTATTTAAAAACAGAAGAAACTATATATCAAGAACTACTGCGTAATTACGAGCAATGGGGAGTTACAAAATACTTTGTAGCGGATGACACTTTTAACGACTCTATTGAAAAATTAGAAATGATGGTAAGGATACAAAATCGATTACCATTTAATTTTGAATTCAAAGCCTATATAAGAGTTGATGTGATTGCTACACAGCCTGCACAGATAGAACTATTATATGCAGCAGGTCTAAGATCATGCTATATAGGTATAGAATCATTTCATCCTAGTGCATCTAAATTTGCCGGTAAAGGCATGGATCCTACCAAGCGAAAACAAGCATTATATGCTATGCAAAAGGCTTGGGGAGATCGTGTATCCATCAACGGAGGATACATCGTAGGACTGTTAGGTGAAGACGAGGCATTTTTAAGACAAGAAGCAGAATGGTTTGCTCAGTTAGACTGCCCAGTTAATTACGGAGTTTCTTTTATCGGACTAGTAATACATCCGGTTAAAGAAGGCTCGTATACATATCCCAGTGCCATTGACAAAGATCCCGGGTCATTCGGGTATACATTCCCTGATAGTTCTCGACCTAGTCATTGGGTTAAGGATGATGGCACAGATATAACTAATTACAAACGTGCAGTAGAATTAGCAGACGAATTAAACACATATGTTTGGGGAGTTCGTGGTCCTACTCGCGATAATGTTGATTACAAAGAAGGTGCTATTGTAGATCCTCTGAGTGATTATTTTATGCCTTTGATAAAAATGCTGGAAGATATTAATGACTAAGTTTTTAGGAAATACAAGTAGAATCATAGATTGGGACAGTGTTATCAATACTGTTGCTCATCAAGTTCCTGCGTATATTGGTCCGAGGCATTCTAAAGAAGATAACATCGTAGGTATACAAGAGATGGACAAGCTCTGGAATGATGCAGGATTTATATCAATTAACAATGGCGGCAATTCCGGCTGGGATATGTTTTTTCCAGGGCAGCACTTTGACCAATCAGTTGTAGATATATTTTCAGACTTTGTAAATGCAACTCCTATGAGCTGTTGGATTAGTAGAATACATCCTGGAAACATGACCCCTTGGCATTGGGACTGCAATGACAATGAAGACGAATATCGAAAGATGCCTAAAATGATTAGATTAACATGTCATATAAGCAAACCACAAGTAGGACATGTATCTATGATAGAAGATACATGCTTATATTTTCAAGAGCAAGGAAATGTATGGCAGTGGCCAGATCGTACTAGTTGGCATGGTGGTACCAACTGCGGATTTACTCCTAAGTATCTTTTTAACTTTTTTGGAACGTTGAGATGAAGTACATAGGAACTACTAACAATATTATTAATTGGCAAAGTATAGTAAAGAAGTTAGATACTATGACCCCTGCGCATACTGGACCAGACAATAGCCTAGGCGATGAATCGATAGTCGATGGTTTTAAAATAGAAAAACTATGGAAAGATGCAGGAGTAAAATCAGTATCAGCAGGCGGTAGTAATCAGTGGGACATGTTTATAATAAACGACCATTTTGACAAATCAATCGTTGACGTGTTCTGTAACTTTGTTAATGCTGATGTTACCCACTGTTGGATTAGCCGACTCGAACCCGGAAACATGGCACACTGGCATTGGGATACCAGTAGTATTTCTCAACAAGCAGAGTTTGATAAAGTAACTAATATGGTTAGATATTGTTGTTTTATAACTAAGCCGCAACCCGGACATGTGTTTATGATAGAAGATTATTGTTTTTATAATCAAGAACAGGGAGCGGTATGGCAGTGGCCTAGTCGCACAAGTTGGCACGCCGGTACTAACTTTGGATTTGAAAACAAATATCTTTTTAACTTTTTCGGGCCAGCAAGATGAAATGTATTGTAACAGGACATACTAGCGGAGTAGGCAAAGCAATCTACGATCACTTTCTATCTAAAGGATGGGATGTTCGGGGAATGAGCCGAAGCAACGGATATGATATTAGTATTGATCAAGGTCGTATTGTTAGTGAAACAACAGGATGCGATATATTTGTAAATTGTGCGTATGCAGGCGATGCTCAAACAGAACTATTAGACAAGCTGAAAGATAAGGTAAAGAGCATAATTGTTATAGGATCGGTTGCTGCTGACTGGGCAATAATATGGAAAGACTACGGCAAGTGCAAAGAGAGGTTACAAGATAAGTGTAAAGAGATATCGCTTGAAGATAATATAGCGTATGCTAACATCTTTTATCTTAAACTAGCATTTTGCGAAAATACAGAATGGCCTATATTTGTTGACGACAAATATAAAGTATCATTTGTTGATTTAATGAAAATAATAGATATGTGGATTGAAGTTCCAAAGATATTTTCAGTGGAGTTTACCTTAAAGAAAACTTCAGAAATAATGGATTACGCTAGGAGTAAAAATCCACATGACTAAAATTATAATTGTAGGCGGCGGCACAGCCGGTTGGATGACGGCGGCATGGTTGATTAAAAAAAATAAAAATGTTTCAATAACAGTAATTGAAAGTCCCGAAATTCCAAAGATCGGAGTAGGAGAAAGTGTAACACCGCATGTAGCTAATTTCTTTATGGGACTAGATGTTCCCGAGGAACACTGGATGTACCACACTGGCGCTATCTATAAATTAGCTAATAAGTTTGTTAATTGGAAAACAAACACCAGTGACGCTGAATATTTTAGCTTTAACTACACAAGTGACTCTCGACTATTTTACAAAGAAAATAGTGTACCATTAACGATGACTGATTGGCAAATTAAAAATCTAAGATCATCGGATGTACTATTAGACTTATGTAATCAAGGTAAGATTAATAAGTTTGGTGATCATTTCCATACGCAGTATCATTACATGGAACAGAATCGTGCACCGTTTATTAATAACGAATATTTACTTAACCCATTGCTTAGTTGGAGCCACCATATAAATGCTGAGTTGACTGCAGAATACATTCGAGATCATATCGCCGTTCCGTCGGGTGTTACTCATATTAAGGCCAAAGTAGTAGATGCTAGTACGCAAGGTGAAAACATTACATCAGTTAGTTTAGAAGACGGCAGAGTAATTGACGGTGATGTATTTGTAGATTGTACAGGGTTTAGAAGATTACTAGCAACTAAGTTAGGATGGAAAATTAAAGAGTACAATGATGCCGCAGTCGATCGAGCATGGGTTTGTCAAATCGATTATAATGATCGAGAGAACGAAATGGTTAATTATAGTCAAACTATTGCACAACCCCATGGATGGATGTTTAGAATTAGTCTATATCATCGAATGGGCACTGGATATATTTTTAGTTCTAATCATACTACTGAAGAAAAAGCCAGGGAACACTTTCTTGATCAAATAGGTGACATGGATCGTAGGTTTGATCCTAAGTTAATTAAATGGACTCCTAGTAGATTAGAACATGCTGCTAAAGGAAATACAGTAGCAGTGGGTTTGAGTTTTGGTTTTGTTGAGCCTATGGAGGCCAATGCACTTTACACTATTATTACTACTATTGGTAAGTTAAGTGAAGCACTAGATAATAACTTAGACTTTACTTTACTAAACAAGAATGTGTGTTATAGTATGGACGATATTGCCGACTTCGCAATGGTACACTACAGTCTAAGTCAACGTACTGGTACTGATTTTTGGAGTGATATGAGAAGTCGTAATGTTAGTAATAGTCATATCGATCTACTGCATAGTAAGTATACTAGTCCTATGCACTCGATGTCTAGTTGTATCGACGGCACTACCTTATTTCCTGATTACATGTGGGCTCACTTAGCACAAGCATGGGGAGTTGATACAAGTTCGTGGAACATCAAAGCCGACAAAGTAACACAGGATCTTGCTAGACTCTATTATGAATACCAGTATAGTAAACACAAGTTGGCTAGTAGTATGTGTGATAACAATTATGTGTGGTTAAAAAAGAATCGATTTAAAGACTTAAACCCTCAAGAATGGGAACGCTTAATAAGAAGTTAGGTGATCAATTCCAAGTTTCTTGCGGAATGCTTCTGTAAACTTTCCATCAATACGCAGGCTATAACTCTGTTCCATAATTTTTTCACCACCGTGCCAGTCTACATCATTCCACCAAGCGGCCCTGGTATTAAGATATACTTTGTTTTTATTCTCTGGATCCCACAAGTAAAAGGCTTTCTTAGTGTTGGGACGAACGTGTATAAATTCATTTCGATGCGGCTTAACAATATTAACACCGTTTTTAGCATCTAAGTCTCTGTGTTCAAAAGGAATACCATCTGCTTCACAGTGAAAGAATATAACACGGCCAATATCCTCAAATACAGTACCTACTAGACTCTCAACCCACTTAACCACATTAGGAAAGTACGCAGCCTCATCTGTGAGTTTGCGAGGTGCAGTGCGATCATCCCAAGATCCTTCTTCCCAAAGGAAATAGTATATGTAAGGATCGTAAGCACCCATTGCCATTTTTAGATAACGAGTGAATTTATTACGTTGTTTGTAGTTATTAAAATCTTTAAAAAGATCTATACCGCCTTGATAGATAGGATCGTCTTTAGGTAACGCCATAAACTCATCCATGGCTTGATATATAGGCTTCCAAGATAATTTATAGCTCATGTTATCAAAGGTAAATCCAGGCTTCATCCATGTACCTTCTTTAGCAAACTCACGTGCTTCTGCGAACCCACGTAGAATCTCTGGTTGCATTTTTTCAAATGCTCTCATGTCTAAGTGTTGTTCCATATCGAAATATGGTTGATTGTTAATTCCCTGTATCATGATTATATTTAGTATGTGGTATTGCCTTCATAAATACTTCGTGAATAAGGACTATGCATGTCAGCTTTGAGATTTATTGGAAATTACGCAGATTGGATTAATCCAGAATGGATTGATTATTTTAAAAATAATCAAGGACAAGCTAGACCTCCTTCTTGCCCGGTAGATGAATACCATACTCTTGTGTATAAAAAAGCAAGCGAATCTGGGTATGATATGAATGCTGTACATTTTTGGTATTTTAAACATACTGATGTTCCCTTTGATATTAAACCGCCTTGGTTGACTAGTGACAATTATTATTGGTGGATGGTAAAAATGATGCCAGCTCAATACATGAATATGCATAAAGATCCCGATGTAGAAAAGAATGTTATTCGATATTGGATGCCTTGGACTGACTACGAAGAAGGCCATGTTTTTATAATCAATAATGAACTAGTGACTAACTACAAAGCCGGCGATGTATTCGCATACACCGAACAAGATGCATATCACGGATCTTCTAATATTGGATATACAACTAGATATGTATTTCAGGTTTCGGAGTTTTTTTAATGGCAGATTACGAATATTATTATAATAATGTGCCCGGCCATGGCCCGTGTAGAAATAACTTAATATATACAAGTCTTATATCTAGAGATAAAAAGACATTCGTACAGTGGTATCATAATGATACCGAATATCACAAGGGACAGAACCAAGTAGTTGATCCTTCTCAAATGGAAGCTAAGTGGTTACGTGAAATTAACTATCTTACACAGATGCGCAACAGATACCCGCATCTAGTTCCTACTATAAAAAATATTGATCTAGCATCACGAAAATTATATTTAGAAATAGACGGACCGGACTTCTGGGAACAAGCGGGCTGTTTAACTGAAAACTATGATAGTGTTTTACCTGATTGGCAAGATCAAATGATCGATATTATTAAAGCACATAAAAGTTTAGGGTTATACAAGTACAGTATGCATCCTAGCAGTTATTTTATAGTGGATGGAAAACTAAAAAGTATTAACTATTTTTTCTGTTATAAAAATACTGAGACTAATTTTAGTATCAAAGATGTTGAAAGTCATATCTATTCAACTCGCCAATCTGAAATGCGAAAACATATAGAAAGTTTAGGAATAGAATGGGACACACCCCAATCGTTTGAATTGTTGGAACAACTATGCTGGACTAGTTTTAGAACTAACTATCCTGCAGACTTTATAGAGAGGGTAAAATGTTTAGAATAGTGCCCTGGTCTTCTGATTTAGATCTGACACAGTTTTATCTAGAAGCTTCTAAACGAGGATTTGAAAATAACGCTACAGAAAAAATGCTAGTTGACAGTTTTAATAATGAACGTGAAAAGCAAGTATGGATTTTATATTCTAACAACGATCCGATAGGTAGTGTAGCTGCACACAGTTTTGATGAAGTTATGGGTATTAATTCATACCGTATTGCTGCACGTACATGTGTGTTTACGGACAAGATAAAAAATAGTTACGGAACGGCCTTGAGGACAAAAAATGTTATTATCGAAAATCAAAATCCAACTGCTCAATTTTTAATACCCGCTTGTATAGAGTGGGCTCCTAAAGGCAGTAGACTTTATATTACAAGCAATCAAAGTAATGTAGGAACACAGCGTAGGGTACATAACATATTTGGTCCTCTGATGGAACGGCAAGGAATGATGAAACGAATTAAAGAGATTGAATACCGGGGACATTTACAAACTATTTGGGAATTATTTCCAGATAAATTTTATGAAATATTGAACAAGTATCCGAGGTGGGAATAATGAAAAAATATAAAGTATTTGATTATAAGATAGCAAGAACACATTGTGATGATGAATTAATATACAAGAATCCTAAAATAGTCTCGGGATTAGATAAGTTATTTTCTGATCCTAACCTGTGTCCATGTTTGGATGATCAAAATGGAGAAGGAATTAGTACTTTTAGACTTAATGATTATTTTTTGTTTAATGACGTAGACGGTATTGATCCTTTCAAACAGTGGTTCGAGGAACAGGCATTAGCAGTATGTGAATATTTCAATCAACCAGATGCAACAGGAATTACTTATTTTAGAGCATGGACAAATAAAATATTCAAAGGATGTTCTGGAAATGTACATGATCACGATCCGGATAGTCATGCAATGGCATTATTTTATCCCTTGGCTCCGCACGGTAGTGCAGATTTTGGATTAGTAAAAGACGGCTGGCCTCACGCAAAAAATAATGAAATACTTCCTGAAAATATTGCTTGGCAGGAAGTTCGAGAAGGAGACTTACTGTTCCACGAAACTACTGCATGGCATACTGTCTCAGAACATACCGCTGAAGATCCTAGAATAGTTTTTGTAATAGAGTTTAGTTATACAAAATAAAATGACAATTATTCAAAATATTAACCAGTTCAAACCTCATTTGATAGAAAAAATTATCGATGAGGTAAAAAGAGTTTCAGGTAAGCTATTGTTGCCAACTGTTAGCTTATGTGAGCATTGTCATTATCATGTTCCTGCATATAGATACGAGTTAGATAATAAAATCTATATTTGCAAGCATTGTGCAATACACGGATTTAGTCACAATCAGATTGAAAGTGATGCTGAGTTTTACTACAAATTAGAATACACTACTGGAACTATGTGGAACTTTGATAATTATATCCTTACCGAAGTTACTGATCGATGCAATCTCGAATGTCCGCATTGTTATCACTTACCCGATAATAAAATAAAAGATGAATCCCTTACTAGTATCCTTGAAAGAGTTAAGCAATATCATCCTAGTATATATCATGTTATTTTAGCAGGTGCAGAATCTAGCTTAAGAAAAGACATCGATCAACTAGTGACTGAAATTTATAAATTAGGACGCTTGCCGCAAATACTAACTAATGGTGTTAGATTTGCAGATGAGAATTTTGTAAAAGGATTAGCGGCAACTAATGCAGGAATGACGGTGACATTTGGGCTCAATCACCCTTCGTATCTAAACAACGAAACTATACGAAACAAACAAATTAGAGGAATATTAAATGTAAGAGATCAGCTTGACGCTGTATCATATGTAGGATATACTATGGTTTCTCTAGACGAACTTGATTATATTTTAACAGAAATTACAACAACTGATTGGTGCGATCATTCTAGGATTAGATCCGGTAGTGAGATAGGGCGGAATGCAACCGAAGGGCCTATTTTTGTAAGCGATGTTTTTAAAGCAGCAAAACAATGGGCAGAAACTAATAACCGATCGTTTGAAGTTCTGCCAGCCGACAACAATATATATCATGTGGTGGTTAAAATTGGCAGTAAGACTATTCGACTTATACACTGGTGTGATGAAACTAATATCGATATGGAAGAACTGCGGACCGGACCTTGGTGCGATTTTGTGCCAGACGGCATTACTAATTTCTTACATCAGGTCATACGAAGAGATGTCTGGAAAAATAATAAAATAATTTTACCTGATTCGCCACCTTTACGATATCAGCTGGAACATTTTAAAAATAATGATCCGATATTTTAGTCATAAAAAAAGGCAACTTAAAGTTGCCTTTTATATTATGCAGCCGCTGCAATTTCTCGCCACGTTCCGCCTAAGTAAACTACCATAGTTTGTTTTCCATTAGACATTGGATTCCATGTAGTACCATCAGCAATTGCAATTATACCGTTAACAGGTGACGCAGGCGCCGCGGTTAATATCGCAAGTTTAGCAAATCCGTTAACATCTAATGTTGCTTCGGCCGGAGATACTCCTTTGTTAATTCCAACAAAGCCTCTAGAGTCAATTACAACACCTTTGAAGTTAGCAGGATTACCATCAGTAAATGTACTTAATGAAATTGTTCCAGGAACAGTAGTCCCGTTGATAGTGCCACCCGGATCAACAAAGTGATTTATCGCAGTAGTTAGCTGATATGTAGTGCCATTGTGGCCAACAACGTTAGTCCCATAGATAATATCGCCTAACTGTAAGATTGCCGGAGCAGAAAGTGTTCCTCTAGATACAAAGTTATTTTCTCCAGTACCGGTTGAGCCGTTGGAGATTGCATACGATTCTGTATGATTTCCTGACTCTGGAACATATCGACGAACAGTAGTTGTGCGTATAGGATTTGCATTAACAATATCTAGATAAGCTCTATTGGTAGTAATTGATTCAGTTTCAATTGCATCAAAGTTTCCGTCGGGTGCATTTACACTACCGCCGACAGTAATAACCTGTGTAGCAGCATCAATAATAACTGTACTGTCGTCACCAATCATGCTACCAATAAACTGATTTGCTCTTACTGTTCCGCCAGGAACCGCTAAATCGGCATACATAGTAATGCCAACATCAGGTGTAACTGTCAATGCAGTTACATTGCCGCCGAGCGTAGTTCTTGTAAAGATAGTGAGCGGATTGTTTAGATCAGCATAGATACTAGTAAAGTTACCGTTACCAGTTACATCACCCTGTAGATTTCCAGTTACATTACCTTGTAGATTTCCGGTTACATCACCCTGTAGATTTCCAGTTACATTACCTTGTAGATTTCCAGTTACATCACCGATAAATCCACCCGATGCTGTTATAATTTCAGTATCAGAATTGATCATTAATGAACTGTCGTCAGCAGCAATGTTTATCTTATAAGTGCTTCCTTCAATAACCCCATCACCTGTACCTGTACCTGTGCCTGTGCCAATAACAACACCGCCAATTGTACTTCCTGCAGGGAGTTCTACAACACCGCCAGACGATGTAATAGTTGCGTCGCCTAAATGTAAGCTAGTGCCGCTTAAATACAGATCTCTAAATTTCAACCCAGATGAGCCAATATCATATGCTGAATCTGAATCTGGTATAATATTACCCTTAACTGTTCCGTTTAAGTTAATGCTAGCACGGATAGCGTCAACTAACGGTTCTCCGCCTAAACTAGAATCATCTGGAAATACTGAACCTTCAAACGCATCGGCTCTAATAGTTCCTGCATAATTTGAAAGTACAATATCCACTGTAGCGTTAATATATGTACCGTCGTAAGCAAAGGATATCCCTCCACTGTGGGTTCCCTCAGTGAACATTGTTCCAGTAATGTTTTTTATACCAGATTCGGTGAGATTTGCTACGGCAGTTCCGCCGAGGGTGTCACCATCACCGATATACAGGGTTCCTGTATTGGTTACATAAAGCAGCTCCCCGCTTGCTAAGGGCTCCACCATTGCTGTACGTTGCGTTTCAGTTCCGCGTCTAACCTGCAAAGGCATAAAATATTCTCCTACGATCTTTTTATCGTGTATTTATGCCAACTGCAGATAACTGTATTTTATTGATATTCGATATCAGCAGCTAATATATATCTATATTTTTCGCTTTGTACTATGCCCGGGCGGTGCCATTGATTAGACGGATAAATTAACCATGTAAAATCGCTGGGTTTTACAAAGAATTTTCCGGGCTGATCAATGCCGTTTGGAGCCATTTCTGTACCGCAATAGTCGCGATCTTTTACATCTTCGGGTATGTGCAGATAGAAGATTCCGCTCATCATTTTGCTGTTAGGGTTTTTCGGATGCCAATGATTGTGCCACAGCGTTTCTCGATCTTCGGCACCCTCAAGATTTGTCATAAAACTCCAGGCCATCATGTTGCTGACTTTTACTTCACGGCCTAAGTACATAAACAGAGAAAATAAAAAGCTCATACGATACTTTAACCATACAGGCTCGGGCCTAGCAAAAATGTTTTCTTTGGTTTGAAATTTGGGAGAATTTTCGAAATAATTTCCCGATGATACAATATCTGTTACTATTGATATTGCTTGTTGATTGTCGGCTTGCGTTATTGTAGAACTGAAATCAAATTTTCTAAAGGTGTCATCGCTATCTATAACTGTCATCATATTATATAAAATTAAATGCTATTGATATTCTAGACTCGTCAGCTTGACTCATTTCTACCTGATGCCTAACATAACTAGGAAAAGTTACCATTAGCCCTTTTCTAGGCTCTTGAATTATTCTTCCTATATTATTCTCGTTCGGAGAATATTGATAGATGTGTTTATGAAAATCATCAGGTCTCTCAATTACTAATGCACCGGAATTTAATGGTGCAGTAATATATAACACTGAAGAAATTAAACAGCCGGGATGAGTATGACTGGTATTGTAGCTGTATTTGTTGTTTACATTGAACCAGTAATTTCCTAATTTAGGTGTAGTTGTAATTCCTAAATCATCATACACCTGCTGTATTTCTTTTAATACTTCCTTCATTAACTCATTCATAAAAAGTTTACTTTGCGTAAACGGTTTACTTTGCCATCCATATCTATTACTGCGTTGCTCAGTAAGTGGATTATGATCCTTAAAGTCTAAAATAGACTGTTCTAGTTGATCAAGGGGAGTAGTTAAATCTGAAAAATAAAGGGAAGTAAAAAACGGTGTAGACTTTTGCATACTGTCTTACAAATTATGGAGCGGAGTGAGAGAATCGAACTCTCGACCGAAGATTGGAAATCTGCTGTTTTGCCATTAAACTAACCCCGCACTAACTTAGATCAATCCTTCCGATTGCAATGTATTTACAACATCATCACTTAAAGGGATCTCAGTTTTGATATTTGCTTCAAGCACTTCGTCGTTAAGTGATTGCTTTTGTTTCTTGAGATTTTGAATCTCGGCTTTTGCCTGCTTAATCTGCTCTTGGTCAACAACACTAGTTGACACTGTATCTTCACGACCATACAAACTTGCACGGCTGTCATCTTTGCGATCACGAATTTTTGACAGCTTGCCTATAATTACAGGTAGATCTAATACTTCCTTGGCGCTGGCAATTTGCTCCAATTGGACAATACGTTTGTCTACGAATGCTGCCTTTGCCAAAGCCAAGTCAATGCCAGATGCATTATTGGCAGTACCTACCAAGCCTCGGATATTATACAAGGCTAATAGCAATCGTTGACGTCGACCATCATTTTCAAACAATTTTGAATTTGCAGCAGCTAGAGCACTTAGTGGTTCTTGAAATTCGTTGATTTCAATAGAGGTGCTGATATCAATGGTTCGGATAGCCTCATTGATAGCGTTTTGGATAGCGTTAGCTTTGCGTAAAGAGATCTTCATATTACATACGTCCTTTTAAATTCTTCTTCATCATCTTTTCTAAAAACTCAGTTTTTGTGTATAGACCCTCTTCGATTTCTCTTAGGGCCGTTACAATGGCGGTAGCGTCAGTGTGCTCGAGTCGAGCCTTGGAACCATTTTTTAATTCTCTTGCTCGTTGGCTAGCAATGATTACTAGATCAAATCTACCACCAACCATCTCTGCTGCTTTTTCTGATGTAAATCGTGCCATTTTAATTCCTTTTATTTTTAACATGACGGGTCAACGAAAGGTCAAGTAATAGACCGGACAATAGACAATGAAGAGTTGTAATCTTCGTTGACAATGTGCAAAGTACAATACACAGAGGCCTATATATTTCCGATTAACAAATGACATTCTATTAGGGTCGGATCACATAAACACGGTCCAATTTCAAGTTGGATTGTAAGTTCGGAGTAAGCATGAAGCTCACTTCGGTGTGTCTATCCTCATCTACCTTTCATCTCACCGGTTAAGTTATTTCTAACCTAACAAACTTATTATACAACACTTATCTTATAAAGTCAACCTTTATTTGCATAATAGATTGACTTGATATTTGGCGGAACGAAAGAGACTCGAACTCTTAAACCGACTTTCGCCGATCGACGGATTAGCAATCCGCTCCAATACCATTATGGGACCGTTCCAATTATTCTGGTGCGCAAGGAGAGACTCGAACTCTCAATCCTTTCGGCAGTGGCTTCTAAGACCACCGTGTATACCATTCCACCACTTGCGCAAAATTTTACTTCTAACATTGCTAATTGCTTAGTATGTAACTATTATATAGTCTAATCTTTTGTGTGTCAACATATTTTGGTGCTCTAACGTAGAATCGAACTACGATTACTGTCATACCAAGACAGTGTTCTGCCATTAAACTATAAGAGCACTGGTCTCGCCTGCAGGAATCGAACCCACATTCGTAGGGTAGAAGCCTACTGTATTATCCATTATACGAAGGCGAGAATAGGTTTTCAAAGTGCCCAACTATCTTTCTCAAGGACTCGCTGGATTGTCTCGAATAGCAGAGTTTAAACTACCTTGTACAGCTACTGGTGTGTCATGCTCAAGAATAGGGCACTAGCATACAAGGGACTCAACACTATCGTCTATCTTCGAAACTTGGTATGAGCGGAGGGACTTGAACCCTCAATCCCGAAGGCGGCAGATTTTAAGTCTGCTGTGTATACCATTCCACCACGCTCACATATAAGTAAACACACTAGCCATCGTCAAAAGGACAATGCCGCAGGCTACGCCCTAAAAGCTATGCTCGTTCTTTCACTAGAGTGTTTACATATATGGTACCCCGGGCGGGAGTTGAACCCGCATTTAAATTTCTCTTTTTGAGAGAGACGACTTTGCCAATTTGTCTACCGGGGCATTGTTTGGTGCAACCTCCAGGGATCGAACCTGGTTCAATGGCTCTTCAGACCACCGCTATGACCACATCAGCTAAAGTTGCATTGGTACCAGCGGAGGGGATCGAACCCTCTCAAGAACGCTAATCTGGCGCTAAAAGGTTTATAAAACCTCTCTGACTACCAAGTCTCGCTGGCAAAAGAAAAACTCTACAGCATCAACTATGTTGAACGAGTAGAGCCATGTTTGGGGTGAAGGGGAGAATCGAACTCTCTCTTACTGTTTCACAGACAGCCGTGCAGCCATTACACTACCGACACCATTAACTTTTTTAAGAGCATCCTTACGCATCATGAAAGGACGCGGATTGTCTTGTTTGTGTACTACGAGATAGTCTACTCCGTCGATGACCTGAACGGCACGGACATCTTCGCATACTACCTGTTCACCGTTTCTTTCATTTACAAATGTCATTGATTTCATAACTATCTCCTTTAATATGGCCGGCCCTGAGAGACTCGAACTCCCAACTTCCAGTTTCGAAGACTGGCACTCTATCCATTTGAGTTAAGGACCGTTAATTTTTAAATGTTCGCCAATCGTCTATGTTTGGCTTTTCGTTTTCGTCGTATGTCCATCCTAGCGCCTTCATCATACGATGCTTGACTAACAGATTCGGACTGCGAAACCTTTCGGTATCGTTGAAGCCCAACATAACTCCAACTTCGCATACTGCACCGCTGCGACAAATTCCTGCAAAGCAATGAACAACAACGTTCATTCTATTTTCTAGAGCATGTTGCAGTAATCGAACAAGCTCGTTAGCTTGCTCCTGACTACAGCGCATGGCTTCATCTAATGCAAAGTCGTCCTTTTCGATGTCAAGAAACTCAAAGTTATGACGCTCTTTAAAAGTGTGCTTAGCCTCAGGCCTCCAGCTGGCCGGATCTACGATGCTAATCAACATACTGTTAGGGCCAGCATCGTGATGAAACCCAATTGGAATATCAGCCGCCGCTACATTTTCGATCCATGGCATTTTATTTCTCCTTTAATTGGCACCCGGAGTAGGAATCGAACCTACAATAGCAGAGTCAAAGTCTGTTGTGTTACCACTACACTATCCGGGAATAAATTGAATTTGTAAGTAGTTGCGTCCCTCATATCGCAACCATTTTCCCTTGTAATAAAGCCGGCAGGGTCAAGATACGTCACTCGGGATAACAGTCCAGTATGGCAACCAATCTGCGAGGATCTTCCGATCCTCTGGGAGTTGAACCCACTAACCTTCTACTGTCTTGGTAGTTCGAACTTACCTCGACAGCGTGACTCTCTCTTGCTGACACTTACAAAACTTGGTGCAGCCAAAGGACTCGAACCTTTGTGGCAACTAGTATTAGATGCTCTATACAGGGCACCCGCCTTCTCCATTGCTGCGTAAACTTGGTGGTAATAGTTGGACTCGAACCAACGATAGGCTGCGTATGAAGCAACTGCATTAGCCACTATGCTATATTACCAAACTTGTTATGGCTGTGCGAGCCCATCTGCACACTTAGGCTTTTTGTCTTCTCCTACCCGGGTAGTTACGACAGTGGCGTCACCATATAGAAACACACTCAGGCGTAGTAGTTCTTTAGCCCACTAAGATACACGACTACCACTCGTGTCATTAGTTGAATGTGTTTTTATATGGCAAACTCATTGTAGGTTGGATTCGAACCAACGTTGCCCCTTACCGAGGATTCCTACCACTAGAAGACTACGAGTTCTTGAGAGTAATTACTTCCCAATATGGTTGCTACCTGCAGATAACATTAACCATATAGAAACACACTAACAACAAATGCTATGCACTCTGGTTCTCAATCCCAGCTGTGGTTAATATGTTTTTATATGGTAGGGGCACAGAGAATCGAACTCTGATTAATAGGTTAAAAGCCTACTACTTTAGCCGTTAAGTTATACCCCCGACATCTTATCACTCTTGTCACTATTCATGACAGATCTCCTTTTAAAATTAAACTTTCTCGTAACCTAGATCTACGCTTTCGCTGTAGTATCCGTTGCTTTCACCTAACCATCTCACGTCTACATAACCCTTACGAGTAGCAAACTTGTAAAATGTCCAAGTACCCGATTCATTAAACTCTTGGTCAATGCTCTTGATCATATCAAACAGATTGTGTGTTTCTTCTGCCTTTAAAAGTACTACACCTTCTAAGTCAGATAAGTCACCTGTAATATCTTCAATACGAACATGTTCGCAACAGTCTTGCGAATGAAAAAATACATAACGCTCTGTGTCGTTTTCAAACACTAGTTCAGTACCGTCTACATTCTTTACGGAAGTAAACACTTTACCTACCATGTCTTCTATCTTAGCAGAGCTATTCCAGTCATAATAAGACATAATAGTTCCTTTCTATTAATAATTGGTAGCCAATGATGGGAACGATCCATCGACCCTCGCCTTATCAAGACGATGCTCTACCACTGAGCTAATTGGCTGTATTTGGCGGAAGTGGTGAGATTCGAACTCACGGCCCCTTGCGGGACGACAGTTTTCAAGACTGCTGCCTTAAACCGGGCTCAGCCACACTTCCAAAAAAAGAGCACTAGTAGAAAGAGTGAGTCGTTCCAATCTACCGACCAAGCAAACCCGACTATGTCTTGGGCTTCCTTCTTATCGCCGACCTTACGGCTAGTGCATACTGGAGTGGCGGGTGAGATTTGAACTCACGGTTTTACGGATTTGCAATCCGTTGCAATGGACCTCTCTGCCACCGCCACATTGTTACATTGTAGGACCGTTGCCGTTCCTAAAGCCAACACTTCCACCTTCTGCTTCGATACGCTTGATAACGTCTTCGAATAAGATAGGAGCAAAGTCAGGAGTTTGTTCTACGCAAACACAGTGATAACGAACATCAATTTCGTTGCTGTATAATGTAGCACCTGTTTTAGCATCCACACCACGAGCTTTTAACACACGATTTGTATGTAAGTGTCCGTGAATGTTAACGCCAAAACGTCCTAAACTTGCTTCGTGTAAAGGTATATGGCTTAAAATCATTCCGTTCATTACATGATAAGCACGTAACTCACGGAAGTAAGTTCTGTACTCGTCGTCACGAAAGATGTCGTGGTTGCCACGGATTAATACCTTGTCGCCGTTTAAACGGGCTAACGTGGGTAATGCCTTGCGGTTAATAACAACATCACCTAAGTGATATACTTTGTCGTTCGGACGAACACGATCGTTCCAAGCAGCAATCATGGCTTCATCCATTTCATCCGGATCAGTCCATGGTCGAATCTTTGTTACTCCGTCTGATTCTGTGAAGCGGCAAACACCCGAGTGACCAAAGTGTGTATCGCTTACTAAAAATACACTAGGCATCTTGCCCTCCTTTCTAAGTTAATGTGTTATTATACAATCAATTGCTCAAAATGTCAATCAATTTTTTATGCATTTTTCCTGCTAGTTCTATATGCGATTCGACCGGCGGATGACCGAACGCACATTTTTGCTCTTTTCCGTTTACAACCGGAAGTTGTAAATATTCTTCAGGTAGTACCATACTACCAATGTTAGTTTTCCAAATTGTATCAGCAAAAAGTCTACTATGTATTAGCTCAAGTTTGTCAAGCTGATTCATATCATTGACCATAGGTTGCATTAACAAGTTTATATTTGATCTAAGACTAGCTAGTAGACTTAGGGTTTTAAAATATTGAAATACTATAAAATCATCGTTGAAAATATCTAACAGTAGTTTACTTCCTATATCGTATGGAATGTTCTTAGAAGTTAATGTTCTAATTTTTTCTTTTGATCGAAAATCAATTATACGATTCATAGAGGTCAAACCCACTAATACCAGGTCAGTGTCTAGAATCAGTCCTTGAGTATAATCACTGTGAATTTGAAAATACTGTGCATCCAGGCCGCTGCCGTTAGTTGCTCTATTTTCAAACTCGAGATTTAATAGTTTAGCCAGTTGACCAGCCCAAGAACTACTTCTATGTAAAGGCTCGTCCCATCTTATTTTAAAGTCTTCTTTAAACTGTGTAGAACGAGCTAAGGATGCCTTACCATTTACATATGCCATCTTATGTTGATTGCATTCTTCAAAAGTCATCCCCAAAACTATGTGATCCATAATTTCGTCTCCAGCAGTATCACTACTCCCGTATGCTAAAATTCGTTTGATATTTTTATTCATATCATTACTTATCAGGTCTGGAGCGGGATACGAGAATCGAACTCGTGACTAAACCTTGGCAAGGTTTCGTTTGACCATTAAACTAATCCCGCGGTGGATTATTTTTTTATAACTTGATATTCGTAGTTTACAGTATTTTCGTTTTCACGAAATATTTCAGCACCGTTTCTAAGATGGAACTTTCGAGCCATGTCAGTTTTAGGACTTAGTGTTACGAATCGTTTTACTGTAGGATACAGTTTTTGTATTTGCTCTACAGTTTGAAATAACAGATCTGATGCTGCGCCCGGCGCATAACTCCAGATAGTGTAAAAAATAGCTGTAGTAGGATCGTCTGCATCTTTGCTAAGATCATCAACAGATCCCGGAACAAAGTCATGCAAGCTAACACATACCATTGCTTGAGGTTTATCTTCAACTAAAGCACTCACAAATTTATTTTTAGACACACGGAAATCAACAGGGATTTCTGGTCTAACAGGATCATCCTTGATATACTCAAGTAATGGGTCTGTGATGTTTGTGATAAAGTTTAGCATGGTGTCCTCAAAGATATTTTTGTTTATATGCGTACTTATCTCTGCACGTCAATATTAATCATTTTGTAATAATTGGAAGAGCCAAGGGGAGTCGAACCCCTCTTCTCAGGATGAAAACCTGATGTCCTAACCGATAGACGATGGCTCCATAATACTATGGTGGAGGTTAAGAGAATCGAACTCTTACGAAGACCTTGCAAAGGTCCCAGGCTACCATTACATCAAACCCCCATAATTGGCTCCCCAGCGTGGGATCGAACCACGGACACCTTGATTAACAGTCAAGTGCAACTACCGCTGTGCTACTGGGGAATAAATCTTATTTTGCTGTGCTTGCGGTTCCAGTGTCATTCATCTGGTAACCGGTATTGCCTCGTGGCGCATTCCTGTCACGTGGAGCAGATTTAACAACAATACCCGATGCTAGTTCTGCTTGAATCATTGCACGTTTGAATGCATTACGTTGTTCTGCATTAACAAACGTAGCCATGAATCGCTTTGTTTGCTTGCTAAGAACAAATGTTTTACCTGGTTTTAACATATTATATCCTTTGTGGTTATTTGGTAGGACCTGCCAGGTTCGAACTGACGACATTCTGCGTGTAAGGCAGACGCTCTACCAACTGAGCTAAGGTCCTGTTATTCTTCTTCAACATCTGTCACCGGAGCTCTATCAATTTTCTTTCTTGGTGCTCCCCATGCAGAGTAACTTTGGCCTTCTACTCGACCACTAACGTTTCTTCCAACTTTCTGAATAACGCCACCCTTGGCTAAAAACTCTATAATTGCTGGATCTGTTTCTACGTGTTGCTCTACTGCTTTTTCTTTTGACATATATTTCCTAATTGGTCGGAGTACAAGGATTCGAACCTTGGACCCCCTGGTCCCAAACCAGGTGCGCTACCAGACTGCGCTACACTCCGAAATGAACTGGTGCCGGTTGTCGGATTCGAACTGACCACATCCGCCTTACAAGAGCGGCGCTCTACCTAATGAGCTAAACCGGCATAAACTTTTACTGAACAACAATTAGTATAGCAGTCTATTTATAAACTGTCAAGTACTATCTTTGTAATAATGACTGGCGTACCCTCAGGGCCTCGAACCCCGAACCTCTGGTTTTGGAGACCAGCACTCTGCCAATTGAGCTAAGGATACATTAAAAGGTACTCGCTGTCCGAATCGAACGGAACTGTCTAACTCCTTATCTTCCTGAACCTTTCACGTAGTAGTCGACTTATACGCTTCTCATCGGTATTCAGTGTAGTTAAACTTCAGCAAGTATAACTGGTTGCGGAGGCAGGATTCGCACCTGCGATCTCTAGCTTATGAGACTAGCGAGGACGACTGGACTCCTCTACTCCGCTATAACTTGGCGGTCCCAAGGGGTAACGATCCCCTTCTTCGACAGTGACAGTGTCGTGTGCGTCCATGAACACTTTGAGACCTAAACTTGGTGGAGGAAGTAAGATTCGAACCTACTAGTCCCTAAGAAAACAGATTTACAGTCTGCCGCACCCCTCCAACTGTGCCGTTCCTCCATTAAACTAATTATAACACACTCCCGGCCGCTTGTCAACAACCCGATGAAAACTATGTTTTCAATTTAAGGAATGTGTGTATTAAAATGTTCTCCGCTATGCGTTTAGACACTGTCAAAGAGTGAATGAAGAACACTTTAATACGCTGTAATTTTTCCCTACACAAGAGTAGTTCCATCCTACAGGCCGCCCGTTTGCTCTATGTTTTAAGTGCGGAGCGAGGTCCTCGTTACCTCTTATTGCACTTCACTAAATGAAAAACCCCAGGGTTTTTAATCCTAGGGTTCTTTAAGTTTAAGTAGTGTCTGCTATTTAAGCGTAACCACTTCCCTCCAAGAACCCCGAGCTAATATAGCCCTCTGGTGTGCGATCATATGATAAACTTCCACAATTAATCGCGAGCCAACCGGAGGCTATAAAGCCTGCCTGTTTAGGCATCGTATTAAATGTATGTTGTCTATTAAACGATTGCATTTTCATTTTCCTTTTTATAAACAGCAACCCTGCTGTCTATGTTTTAATTATACAGTTATTTAGTCTCTGTGTCAACCACTATTTGCATTTCTGACAAAATAAATTTTGACGCCTTCCTAACCAACTGTATGTATTGTATTGCCTTTTTATTTAGCCGTCAACTAAAATATGGCTACTTAATGTGGTATTTTTACAACATTTAATCAAAATATGTTTCACCACTGATCAATATGTGTTTGCCAATTTCAAACAGGCCAATGCCACCAGGGAGATCCATTGCAGCCACATGTATCTGGCACTCTCCGCCTGTGTCAATTGAGCAGGCTACAAATTCTTTGATGTTGCCTTTTTCAATTGAGTCCTTAATGAAGTCGATAACTTGTAGCATAGCCTTCTTCTGTTCTTCTTCTTGAACTTGTTCTTTACGTTTAGTATTGATGCTAACGACTTCCATATTCAACCTTTATAGTAGATGATCTGCAACACCAAGGTCAATTGCTTCTTGTGGTGTAAGATAAACATCGCTGGCAGGCAAAAGTTTTTTCTTGATTACACTAGGAGCAAGTCCTGTGGCTTCTTTCAATACAGCTACCATCATTTCATTGCTCATCTCATTGCCTTTCATAGTAGCTTTGAGATCGTGGTATTTGCCTTCTGTATTTTCTGTAAATTGATGACACATAAACGAAGCATTTTTTCCTGCGTATCTTTCACCGTGAGTTCCAGAAACCGCAATTAAAAATGCTGCACTCATTGCTGAACCAATAGTGATAGTTCGAATAGGATGGCTACTAGATTTCATAATATCAACTAGGGCAAGTGCAGAGTATAAATCACCGCCTGTTGAGTTGATATACAGAGTTAGAGTTTTTTCTCGGGTGTCAAAGTTTTCATAAACAATCCATTTAATGCATTCATTGACGTTTTCGTCAGTAATTTCACCTGACAGGAAATGGACAGAATTTTCTAGTAATTTTAGGTCAATCCGATCGCTGGCGTTAAATTCGTCTATCTTTTTCACTGCTGCTCCTTGGATACTATTACTTATCATATCTAGTAATTATACTATCAGTTAATAGCAATTGCCCCTACGATCCAGCCAATAATAGCAATATAGGTAAGATAATGCAGAGCTTGATCTAGTCCAAACCAAATCCAAAATTTACGATCTGCAGGAGTTAGCCCTTTGTTTAACTGTTGTTTAGCCCAATCAATGTGATAGTGTGCTGCCATATCAAACAATGCAGGAAATACAGCCATTGTACCTAAAAACGGTAAAAGAATAAACCAAGTCCAAATGCCATGCATAGTAGCATGATGTATGCCGCCTTCTGCTCCGTAGATTCCCTTCTGTGAAATCATGTAAGGAAACTGCAATAGAAAATCACAGATAAAATGCTTAATTCCAAATAGAGCTAATAATAAGATAACGGTGCTCATTCTGGTACCGGGCTAAATCTACTTAAAAAACTTTCTTGATAACAACTGTATTCTCTAATTTCACCATCTGGTGCATTTTCTTTAATATAATGCACCCATGTATGGCCTTCTAGTTCTATTACATGTATAACATGAAATTTATCATTATTACTACCTACCCACCTTGACCCTTCTTTAACCATAGCTTGTCTCCTATTTAAAAGTTTCCAACGCTTCTGTATCAACGTTCTCAGTCATATGTAGCATAAAACGGTAACCGTCCCAGGCTTTCTTGACTGCGTCATTCTCTGACAACTCTGTAGGAAACATATCAACCCAAATGCTATTAGCAGGTTGTTTGTGGCGATGGATACCTTCGCGGCGCGGCTGAATCAATTTATTGTTTTCCCAAAGACTCTGGGCAACACGCTGACATTCAGCTTCGTCGAGTCCCTGAAGATAATCATGTCGAAACATATAATCGGTGATAACGGGGCCTAACTGTTCAGGTTCGCGGATACAAGTTGCTGTAATAATAAAAGCAACATCATCCTCACTGACTTTTCCAATAACAATATCACGAATACAACGACCTAGGCTAAATCCAATTTTCATGCTTCTACTCCAGTTATTAGTTTTTCTTCTTTAAGGGTACGCAATAGTTGTCTATTACGTTCTTTTTGTTCGGCCGCCGCACGTTTCTCATCACTGCTGATCTTGCACATGCGATCGTATTGGCGAGCCCACTCAACACCAGATAACCAAGTTTCAAGCATTTCTAAGCTGCCTACAAACAATTCAGCATCTCGACTATACATAGGTAATGCATTATGATCTTTTGGTACAAGGCTTAGCGCACCGTGATCTTCGGTCCAATCACTATGCTTGCTTTTGGCAAACTTAAAGCCTAGCTTATCGATTTGTTCTTCGATACGTTTAATTCTTTGAATTGCATTCCAACCGCTCATTTGATTTGCCTGTTTGTTGACGATATACTATTATAACATCGATGAACTAAAAAGTCAAGTTACTTCCATTTTAATTCAAACCACATAGCATCTTTTGAATCAGTAAATTTATATTCAGCAACGTTATCGCAGATGTAAGAACAGTCCGAAACGTCTTGCACATGATAATCTATAAAACTAGAGCATTGTGTCTTTGCCCAATCTGCAGCGGTTTTAAAATGTTCGTGGGTCTGTTCGTAAGGAATCTTTTCGTCGGTCAGATAAACAATTTTTAAGACCATTTTAGTGCAAACATACTTGCGTCTTGCTCATTTTGGAAGTACCACGCTCTGCCAGATATATCACTCAGGTCTCTAAATTTACCTTGACAGTGCTCAAGACACCATGTAAGTTTTTCTGCAAAGTCTTCATCGGGCAACATTATCATGCTGTATGTACCTAACAACTCCATAAGTCTCTGATCAACCTTTAAATGATTCTCAGCTCTCACAGCTTTAAATAAATTTTCAGTTAGCATCTCGGAAGGAGTAGGATTACCCATTATTGTTTCCTTAATAGCCACTCTGTTAACCGTGCGCCTTGCAGTTTGGCACGTATGACAAATTGGTATCCGTGATTATAAGGATCTGCTTGCCGATGCCAACATGGAGGTTCCACTGCATTTTCCATAATCCATTTGCCTGCATCGCTTTCCTGCCATTCCCATAACGGTTGGGCTGCATACAGATCTGGATCCTCGACATCGCCCATTCTGAATTCGTGAACAACTACTTCTTTAGTTTCTTCCACTCGGTCTCCTACTACGGTATATCTATATGTATCCTGTGTAGGTTTTGGACCTAGCCAACCTTGGCTACTATCCCAATTGAGACGATCAATTGCCATATTTTAACGTAAAGAGGGTGGCTTCTTTGTCGTTCAAAATAGTCACTGTCCACATAGGATTGCCGCTATTGAAACGATGTGTATAATCTGCTGTAGGACAATGTCTTGCCATCCAAATTTCAAACTCGTGATCGTCTTCGGGATATACCCAACAACTCCAACTACGTGGCAGAACAGTTTCTCCAAACCGATTTCCGGGATTAATCGGCGTAACTCCGTCATTAAATCTCCAATGATGCACTAATGTTTTCATCGCCATCTCATAATGAAGTTTACAGCGTCTCCAGAATTTTCAAAGATAACTTCGCTGCCCTTGCGTTCGTAGGGATTCTTACAGTTATCTGCTAACCAAGTGATAACATCAACAGAATGTTCGCGACTATTAAATCTAGGTAATAGTACGCGAGTCCACCCTATTCCGACTAACATACCCCAAAGTATTTCTTTGTCAATTTCACTTTGCATCTGTGAGCCTAGCTCGTCTAAGATTTCTTTTTCCAAATTCATCGCCATTTTAGAACAAAAATAGTCCTATCCATTTCTTCGCGAAACCAAAATCGTCTATCATTCATGTACCATCGGGCATTAGGATGAGGCGCCTTATCCTTGTCCCAGGCACTTCCGTTGGATCCAAATGTATCTAAACACCATGTCTCCATACGTAACCAACTACCCCCCACTGGCTCTACACAGTAATAACGGGAACCGTAGACTTTGCCCTCACTTAGTTTTAAATCTTCTACAGGTCTGTTATGTATATCGTCCCATAACCTTTGAAAAGCCTGACCGGAAAAAACACTCTTGCCCATCTGGCGGCCAGTCATTTGAACTAGTCCCTTGCCTTTGTATTTTGTCATCTTATCTAACAACTCCAATTGCCAAGGTTGTACATTCATGACCACCTCAATACCATAATGGTATAGACAGTAGGGTGAAGATCAAAAGTATTCATATTCACCATCCATTTATCATCTATGTTTTGAAACCACAATTTATCTTCGCCGGGTTGCAATCTAAGCCAGGAACTAACTTCCGGTTTGCATTGTACTGTATGCCAAAGTTCTCCGTCCACAGTTGCAGTGGTTAGAGATCTAAATTTCTTATCTTTTAGATCTAGAGGCAAAATCTTCCAATTAGATTTCATTACCACATTCATACGTTACCTCTTCCGCCAAATTTTAGCATAAACATTACAGCATCTCGATCATCTACAAATTGAAAGTATAAAGCGTGATAGTGTTCTTCTCGCCATAGATCTTTACAATTATCAATACACCAAATGCTCATTTCTTCAATTTGATTGCGTGTAATGTTATCAAAATTTACACGATGTGGAAATTTAATCTTAGCACGAGTTACTAAGATTTCATCCAATGTGGCTATTCTAGTTCCTGCCATTACCATATTTTAACAAAAACATTGTGCGTTTCTGCTCATCATAAAAATCCAAACGGACAGTATGCACATTTGTCTTACCTTCGTACCAACCCAACGGTACTATATTGAACCACTCGCCGTCTTCCGGAGGTCTGGTGTAATCAGGATCTTTCACATACTCGCGATGATCTCTTACAGTAAAGCCCAGTACCTCTTTCATCTTGTTGCGACTCAAATAGACGCTGGGCTTTTCGCGCTTCTTGATTTCTGCAAGAACGCCGGCCCACTGACTAGGAGACATCACCACAGGCTTACTCATCGCCACGTCCTATGCTTTTCAGCTACCCACTCGTTGCCGTCGTACTCTTCAATAGTCCATTCTACCCCTGCAGGAATTTCTACGATTCTTAGGTCGGCGTAGCTGCCATTCGCATCGCTTTCCATTTCACGTACAATCTTTACAAGGTAAGGGTCGTCACGACTGACATTTCGATCATACCAATCTGGATCAGTAATGCCTGCCATTTCTTTATAGCGTTCACTAGCAGAATTGCTAAGGCCAAAGCCGCCGTAGCAGTTGTTGATCACAACATATTGAATCCCTTTGAGGGTATCAATCAATTTCTCGTGTGTCATTGTTATCTTTCTTTGTTACAGGAAAAGGAATATCATTCAGCATATGATGTTGGTCAATTGCATCTCGTAGAGCAATTTCAACTAACTGGTTAAACGTGATGTCACGCTCATGTGCTATTTTCATATATTGAAACAGTTCTTCATCTGAAAAGTCAACTGGTACTTGCACACGAGTATCATATGTTTCACCTGCTCGGATAGCAAGTGCTTTTTGAATGAAATCGTCGACAACATCCAAATCCATGTAGTCAACACAATCCCACGCTTCGTTTAAATTAACTCCGCGGTCTGTTGCTTCTTTAGCATGTTTCTTTTGAAACTTTGGATTAATCATACGATAAGCACGTTCGTTCGTGTAATCACACACACTTACTTCGTAGACCTTTTGGCTTTTAGTACTAAAGATAATACTAAAACTGTATCCACCCTTACCATGAACACCGTTCCAACTATCTAATGTATAACTGTAAGGACCGTAACACGACCAACCATAATCACTACCTTCGGTAATTTTATAGTCAACTAGTTCCATCCATTCTTTAATCGTAATCATTTTTTATCCTTTGTTTCTAACGTAGGTTCTTCTGACTTAGCAAATTGTTCGCCTGTCTTTGGATCATAGAATACCGGCTTGTACTCGTACTTGAACCAAGTTACTGGTTTCCAATATTTGTGAACTAAGTTATTAATTAAAATTACACCGGCTGCAATTACAACCATACCCATAGTAACTAGAATGCTGCCTGCAAAAAATACCGCGAGTTTGTCCATGTCCATTTTAAAGTTCTTTTAGAAGTTGTTTAATGTCTTTATGTTTAACTATTATAAACGAAGTTAGCCCATCTGTCAACTTCATCGGTAAGTCTAAATGAATAGTTATTTCCGGGCCGTCTATATTGTTGATCAATCTATCATTACCCACTGTTCCAATGAATGGGATCTTTTTATACTTGCCAAATACACGATCACCTATATTATAGGTATGCTTGTATCCAATCTTGTTAAAGTAATCAGTTAGACTTGCCATTATGATCTTTTGTTAATTCACACATTAACATAAAATGATCGTAGGCTTTACGAACACTTTCATTCTGCATGAGCTTGTTAGCTTCTTCTTGCATAGCCTTTAGCCCTGCTTCTGCACAGTCGTGTATGCTAAGACCTTGTAGTGTACAAAGCTCGTCGCCAAACGCTGCCGCCAATGCTTCCCAGGCTTTTTTCTGTTTAGCTGTAATGGGTGCGCGGGGCGGCCGAAGCTCGGCAGCTTTTGAAATAGCACGACAGATAGCATCTTCGGCGACCCGGCCAGCGGCAATCATTGGAGCATATGCAGGTTCAACATTATACCGGCGACTTTGTCCGCCAGGATAGACCATTACAAGATGAGTGCCTTTTGAAAATGCATCAATGAATTCATTATCGTACTCGTATGCAGGCACATACTTACGACCTTCTTTGATATAAAATATTTTTTTCATCTAGTGCTTCTCTACATTCTATCAACAAATCTCTCACCGCAAGATGATTGGCAAGTTCAGGATTAAACAGTCCGCCTGTTGCTAGGTAATCTGTAATCCTGTTAATCAGATCCTGAACCTGCTGATCCATATTACTTGTTCATCATCAGTGCATTAAAGTTACTTGGAACAACAATAGTCTGCACCTTGCCGTTCTTAATACCTTCGGAGATATTCAACATAGCCTGTGCTTGCATAAATGCAATCGAACTACCTGAGTTGTTAGCCAATGCTGCCATACGACGTGATTCAGCTTCGGCAGTCTTAACTTCAACTTCCTTTTGCTTCAATTCATTCTTTGAACGAACTAGTGCATTAGCTGATTCAACTACGGAGTCTGCTGGCACAACATTACGAATCAACACTTGGCTGATCATGATAGTACCGTCCAACTTTTCTTCTGCCAAGTTGCGAACAATTTCATCTTGAATGAACTTTTCCATTTCACTACGCTTGTCTGCCATATCCAGTGCTTCGTACTTACGAGCAGCCTTGTAGATAGCATTACGAGCATTTTGCACAATGTAATTATACATCACATAAGTATCGCCTTTAAACTCAGCGTGGAATGCCTTGTTCTTAGTTGAATACAGTTCTGCCACTTGTTGTGGGTTGATGTTGTAGACAACTACAGCATCGAAGTCTTTCATGGTGCTGTTATCACTAGCCACTGGAGTCATGTCATTAAGTGTGACATTAACGTCTTTGATAGGGAATGTAAGCACATCTCCAATCAGTACTTGGTTAAAAGAGCCAGGTAGCAGTTCGCCGGACTGTACCTGTTTGTCAAAACCAACCCGTACACCAACTTCGCCGGTTTCGATACGAGTACAACCTGTTGCCAAAACAGCAGCAGCCAAAATAGAGAGAGTCAAAATACGTTTCATGTGTGCCCTTTAAAATAAAACTACGATAAACATCATTACTACTATTGCTAGCAGTGCAACAATTATACTATAGGTTAGGCTTTTTGTCAAGGTCCAACGCTCAGATCCTGACATCTTTTGCCAAGCCATAATACCAAAATGAATCAACGCTGCCAAAATGGCAAATACAAATACAAATCTAATCATTCTTCAACTCCAAAATGTTCTCGAATCAAATCACCCTGTGTCTTACCACCTTCGGCAAGTATCCAATCAACTTTGCCAGCACATTCCCGCACAATCATCTCGGCAAACTTTTGATATTCAACTTCGCCTACAGGCCAACCTGTTAGTAGTCTAGCCTCACGGGCAAGTTCTTTAAATCGTTCGTTCATACTATTGCCACCATAAAGATAATAACAGCCGCGATAGGATGCCCGAACAGCAAAGCCATCATAGCTAGGATAGTTCCGAAGAATGCTTTATCATCACTCATTTAATATCTCCGATGTGAGTTTTCCAAAGTCTAATAGCCTGTTGCAATTGATCCATTTGTTCGAGTCTAATATCGTCCATTAGGCCCATACCAATAAACTCGCAGTTCATATTAGTCTGTGTCATCTTCCACAATTTATCATGGTGCTTTTGTAATGTGTCAATGACTACATCAAATTCTTCATCTTCGTCCATTTAAACCTCAAATGTAAAGTTAAAATCAAAACTGTCGTTTTCGCCAGGATAGCCATGCGGGTTACAAACTACACGAGTGTCGCCAATCTTGTAATCAAAGTTGTTGTGCATATGTCCGTGTGTCCATACTTTAATTCTAGGGCGATCCAAAATGAACTCACTCATGTCAGTGCTATATCCGCCGTTCATTAGTGTGTCGTGTTTGTAGATTTCATGTATACTCAAATGACTCGGAGCATGGTGGCTACAAATAATCACTTTTGCATCTTCGGGCAAGTTACCAATCACACTTTTAAAGTAATCACGGGTCTTGTTATGTTCCATAACAGTACGTGCAGGCAAAAACTTTTTAAAGTTTTCACTAGCAACACGAATAACACGGAAGTCGTTCATACACTGTTCCAAATGATACAAGGTTAATGCATCGCCTTTGTTACAGTCAGTCCACATAGTTCCACCGATAAAGTGAACATCGTCAATTAGTTTAGTATCGCGATCAAGCAAATGGATATTATGGATATTTAGGTATCCAAGAGTTTCACGGATAATGTCTGCACTACGATCAAACTTACCGTGATAGTGTTCGTGATTACCCATAACGTAGATCACGTGTTTGAACTGAAAACTTATACGTTGAAAAAAATCTCTGTAGCGCATAGCACGTTTAGCACGGCCAAAACCTTCTTCGGGGAGAGCCTCCCAAGCAAGACTTGCAGGTTGATTGCGCAGATCGTCAGCCACAAGGATGTCACCGGACAGTATCAGCACATCTGCGTTTGATTCGTTTTTGATGAATACATCTGCAAACTCAAGATGTAGATCACTAGCAAGTTGTATTTTCATAGTTTTATCTAAGGAGTTTTATGTGTATATTATAGCACCTGTTTATGATTGTGTCAAACGGTTAAATACTCATATTACACCAACCCGGGAGCGAAACGATGGGCGATATTTTCAAAATAATTGGTGATTTAGGCATGCCAGTTGCCGCAGCATTAGCAGGTGGGTATTTTGTATACTTAACTATTAAGTTGCTGTTACAAGGCGTGCTCGGATCAATCAAAGGCATGGCAGGCATTATCACTGCCCTAGATAATCGTGTTAAAACCATGAATCACGATGTTATCCGCATTGACACTGTAGTATCAAATGCGCTAGGTTTACGCCCTGACGTAGATCGTATTAGTCGAGCTGATGGCAAGAACGATGCGAGAAGGGATTAACAATGTTACATTTTGATTATACATGGGACCTAAGCCCGGATGGTATCAAGTTAGACGAAGAACTCAATGTAGATAAATTAGGATGGAAAGGCGGAGACTATTTCCAGTTAGTTAACATTAATGGAAGATGCTACCTTAAAAAAGTAGACCCACTAGTAAAATTTTTAAAGGACGGTGAAAAATGAACAAGTGGGATAAATGGCACGATAGTCTGCCAGCACACACTAAAGAGTATTTAAAGAATCAACCCTTATGGCACGATAAAGATATTGCTTTATTTTGCAGTATTGCTATAGTGGTTGGATTTTTCTTTGGCTATGTTGCCGGATAAGAAATTATGGTTAATGTAACTCTTACATTCGATGTTAACGGATATGGATATGTTAAAGCTAACGGTCAGAATGCAGTTCCTGCACAGGTGTCTCGTACTACAGCAATAGCAAATATAATTAGGGAAGAGATTGTGAATCAAGAAACTATATTAAACTATTATGATACGCTGAGTATCACGGATCGAGCAACATTAACAGCATCACTACGCACAACTGAGTTGGCTATTATAGCACGTGAAAAGGCCGCACTTAAAGCACGTAATCTAGCACTGGGATTAAACACTGGATTGACTAGAGACGAATACAGCACCAGTGCTTGGCAAATCAAACAAGACTATCCAGACAGTGAAGATGGTGTATACTGGATTCGTAATGACGATTTCAACAACGGAGATCCTGTACAGGTCTATTGTGATATGACTACGTTAGGTGGTGGCTGGACACTAGTTGTTCAGAACTCCGGTAGTAGTTGGACTCCGGAGCAAGTGTATAGTCGTAGTACTACAACACCTCCTGCTGAGTTAGTTGGCTGGGATGTACAATCAGCAGACCATAACTACAGTATTCTAAGTTGGGCTGACAAGATTAAACGAGCAGAGACAGGATTTGATTTTATGATTACTGCTCGTGAACACGCTTCACTAGGTGGTGCGTGGACTGCTAACGAAGCATACTCATTTACTCAGACTCTTGTTGATGGTGCTGCCTTTGGTGATGAACTGTTGG